CCATCGCCAGAGCCATAGCCATCGCCAGAGCCATGGCCAGAGCCATAGCCATAGCCAGAGCCAGAGCCATAGCCATCGCCAGAGCCATAGCCATCGCCAGAGCCATAGCCAGAGCCATAGCCATAGCCAGAGCCAGAGCCATAGCCATCGCCAGAGCCAGAGCCAGAGCCAATATTTAGAAACTGTTTTATTCTATCTTCCATTACCTTGCCCATACCGGTACACTTTCAATAGATTTTACAGCTTTATCCGAACACGGGATAATTTCAATCACATCCAGAATCTCTATCTCTGGAACCGTAACTGTGAATTTGCATTCAGATGGGGTAGTCGTACCATTAACTGCTAATTGAGATATACTAGCAGCACCATCCCAATACCACAATCTACGACAATTTGCGAGCTTAACCTCACTACCATTTCTTTCTACTAACTCTCCGAAAAATACACCGGAACGATCTCCTCTTACAATTACTTTTTTCATAACTATATATATTATTAAAGTGGTTAATCGAAATAAATAAAGCGCCTATCCTCACGAACCGACGCTTCCGAAATCGTATTTAAACGACAAAATTTTGTTCCTAGATACCGAACCAACGGACACTAGGATAGTATAGAACATGTAAAACTCAAATATAGGGACTCGCACCCTACGACATCCTGGGGTGTCGGCATTGGGTTAATTAATAAATGAATGAAATATAAATTTATAGCTATTTTATATTGATGTACTTGTTTAAGTCAATCGTAGCCAAAGCTTGTTTAATCTCCAATCTAGAATAGCATATCGGAGAATTTTTACCGGCTCCTTTTCTTTTGCCTTTTATTAATCCTTCTGATTCCATTTTGTTTATGTATGAAGGATCTACACCAAGCGTCTTGAACCATCTAACCAACTCTCTTGTACTTATATTATCTTTCGTTGGCTCATAAACTTTAATAGCTTTCATGTACCCAACTTGAACCATGTCAGCCATTATGTTCTTTAATTGATATAAATCTAGCTCTGGCTTTGTTCTCATAGCTATTGGCTTAAATTACTGAATAAGTTTATTTAATTAGTAGTTTCTGACTACATCTACATATCCGGCTTTTCGATTTGTTTTTACCGAGTATAATAATTGATCTTTTTCAATTATTCTATCAATTTTAGCCAACCTGTTTAAATCGGCAATACATCTACGAAGCTGAACAGCCAATTCATCGCTGAATTTGTAACGAATAGAGTCTTCTTTTTTTCTTAATTTTTTTTCTATCTCTATTCTTTCTTTAAGTTTTTTTCCTGACATAACGATTAATTTTAAATTATTAATTTGTGGACGTAACCGGATTCGAACCGGCAATAAACCAACTGGACAGGTGAGCTCACACACTGCCACTTTACGCCCGTTTGCCTGTATCACGTCAGATACAGGACTTAATCGAAACACGAATTTTCACACATAAAACAGCTATTCTCCCGAACCGCATACCTATATCACTTTTCTTCTATCACTCTCTCTCTTTAGTCTTTTTTGGTGCTTTTCCATGTATATGGAACATAATGCAAATACAGCAAACGAAAGCCAGAAGACAATATTCATTTCGTTTGCAAGCAATATTGTTAATGCGAACGATATTGCCCAAATTGCTAATAGTGGAGTACGTTTCATAAGATTAATTATTTGATTATTATTGTGGATGGTAGAGGAATCGAACCTCTCTCAATTGTGATAATTGGTTGCGAAACACAAAGCTCTAACCGATAAGCTAACCACCCTTATTAAAAAAAGTGCACTATCTTCACAGACCGTACACCTGTACAACACACAAACACAAAATAAAACACTACAGAAAAGTGCCCTACCCGATTCTCGATATCGGATGCCGTTCAATCCGTCAGTAGGGCTATATTGTAATCAGCGTACGGACGCCTATCCCCGTTTTCTTACTGATAAAGACGATGTTTTTCAGACTGATTTTTTCGATATATTACTTACTCACGTTGCTTCCTTCCGCTCATATCATCGCTGGTTGGCTATTACGCTATACTCCGCCTCGGCTATAATGCTTATTAGCGCAGGCTACTTTAACGTGCCCTGAACACGGCTTCATTTTTGAGGGTTAAGCCTCCCATCCCGAATTAGGAATCATCGGTTTACCGTTGTGCCCTGAAAGCGTTTCGCTCGCTTCTTTCGTAGATTCTAACCTAACAGAGCTTCGTAATCACTTATTATACTTAGGAAGTAATTAATAACTTCTTTCTTTGTCTTGTTGATGGCGGTTAATCGCTGAACAATCGTTTCATCCATTCCTTCTAAATCCACCACGTATTTCCGAAGGAAAGCTAACTCCTCGTTAATCTGTTTTGTACTCATAATTACCTCCAAGAACTATCACGATTTACATAATCAGCATGATTTCCGGCAAAGAACGCCTTCAATACATTTCCTTTGCTAGCATTGAACACAGGTTTGAAAGACTTCTTTTCTTCTTCAATCTCTCTGTACTCTCTTTGCTGTCTCTTTGCCAAGAACCAAGCTTGTTTCAAGGCCTCACTCAAAGAGATACGACGATACGCTTTCAAAACATGAGCGTGTTTCATTATCTCACTGTTATTGAATTTTCCATCTTTTAAAAAACTGAATGCGTTCATCTTAATCTCTTTTTAGTTATTACTATTGTTTCTATCAAATTTTATCCTTTTATTTGTATTAATTTGATTTGGTATTGCAAATATAGTCCTAATGTTTGAACTAACAAAATTTTTGTCTTAAAAATTGGACTATAAAACATTATTTAACTATTAAGTATTCAGCATGGATTATAAAGAGATAGATAATATTAATGACAGAACCAATCTTGTTCTGCTTAACCATATAAAAAACAAAGGAAGGAGGTTTAAGAAATTAGAGAAAAAGTTATCGGATAAATACCCTGATAATATTCTTTATGAAAGGGTTATTGTTGATAGGATGAAGTCTATAGATTTAATGAAAGTTGCTAATACTGAAATGGGCGTAGACAAACTTGGACAACCATATTCTCTACATTCAGCAGAATTAAGATACGATTGTGTAACAGAAAAAGGAATAGAAGCACTTAAAAATAGACTATTCCCTTCGGAGCTTAGAGAGAAGACGATCAATAAACGGCTTAGGCGTCTCCAAGCAATCGGGATCGGGATTTCCGCTATTGGTGGATTGGTTACAATTTTGTCTTTCCTTTATAAGTTCATCAAGGGCGGCATTGAGTAATTTCTTTATTTCGATTTGAGCGGATTCACGTCCTATGGTTGGCAATGTACCATTAGAGATGTAATTATATAGCATTTCTGCTTCCATCATTTGGTAAACAGGAAAATTATAGGAGGAGCTATATTTAATAGCAAATTCTAAACATTTCAATCGGAGTTCTTTTTCATCCATAGTTCTTTGATTTTATTTTATAAACTAAAAAATGTAACCTTTTCCCGGTATTCTTTTCCCATACTTAAAGAAACCGCCTGAAGGATAAGGCCGAGATTATCCAAGTACTAACTTAAATAATCATGCATTATGGCAAAGGTTACTGTAAGGGTAAGAACCCAAGTGCGCACTACTGTTAGAACGGCGATACGTGTTCGCAAAGGTTAATACCCAAAGGGGTGGCGGAAACGCCGCCTCTTATACTATTTGTGATACAAAATTAACATAGCTAATATTTTTATGATTACAGAAACAAGTAAAAAATTAGAGCTAGAGAAATACAAATTTATTCGCTCTTTGGTGACTGTACAGGCGGCATTTGGGGCGGTTCTCTTCGGCCTCTCATCGGACACGATTCGCACAGAGATGTATCTTCGTGCCGCAGCAATATCAACTCTACTATCCATTTTCTTCGGTTGTATTTGCCTTTATGAGAGGATAGATACCTGCAACCGGATTTTAAACAAAATTCGGAAGGGACAAATAGATAGCATAATTTATAATGGCCATTTAGCCATCGATAGGCTATCAATCTTCTCCTTATGTGAGTGGCTATTCTATTTATCTTCCGCTTCAATTTTGATTTCATTGCTGCTATACGTTTGTTATTAATTGAAAATAAAAATATCCGCAATAGGTTGCAGCTACTACGGATACCATATATTAAACCTCTAGCGAGGAAGTTTAACCACTTTGTCTCTGTAACATCTGCAACTTGTTACGACACAAAGATAGTCCTATTTTTTAAGACTATAAAGTAAAAATGAGAAAATATTATGAATGAAGTAACAAAAAGATTTGTAGAAACCTACAAAGCAATGGGATTAACTGGTTATAAAATGGGGAAATCTTCCAATATTATAACCAAGCAAAAAATATCAAATATAGAACAAGGGATAACTGATGCTTCTATTGATATTATTTCTGATTTTTGTAGCACTTACTTAACCGTAAGTTGCGACTATATTCTCACCGGCAACGGGGCTATGTTCAAAGAAGAGCAAACTCCCCAAAACATTAACGAACATTCACAAGTAACACAAATAGACAACACAAAACAGATAAGACACATGTTGGATGTTATAAATGAACAGCAAAAAACAATAGAAAACCTAACAGAATATATCAAAAAGATACAGAGCAAACCGAAAAACAGTATAGAAAACAAGAAAGATGGTATGACAGCGTAAACAAATATAACATATCCTTTGTTCTCAAATGACCTAAATATCTAAAATATGGACGACCCTTTGTTTGGAGAGTTTGAGAATGTACTATCTGTTATGAAAAGGCAGAATGAAGTGATTAAGGAAGTTGTATTAAAAGAACCATTAGAAAAGATGAAACTGATTGTCTGTTCTGGGGAAAGGACGGATGATAGTTTTAACCTTAAATCTTTTAATAAAGGCATACTTAAGAAAACGAGACGAATTTAATTGTCTATTTGCAGAGTAAGGCGTGACCCCTCAAAAAAAGATCACGCCTTATTTGTATATTTATAAGTCCTTTAGCCACTTTTTCCCGGACTTGGTTTTAAACCAAATAAGAAAACCACATCCTATAACAGAGGTAATAACAAAAGTTAAGCTTAACATATCCATATTCTTTCCTCCTATTTTAAAATTACATTTCCCATTCGAGCAAGTACAAAAGTAGAAATAATACCAAAAACAACACGACAGCCTTCTACTGTCACATCCATTTCTGGTTTTATAGAAACTATACCACCTATAACAAGCCCAGCAAAAGAAAGTTTAGATAAATCGAAGAAGTAGCTAGCAAGCTTTTCCCTCCTAGTATTATCTTTTTCTTTCCGTTCTTTCTTTTCTTCTTGCATTTTGCTAAAATTGCCCATATTCCAAGTATCGACAACGCAAATGTACAAAAATAGTTTGATTATTCAAACTAAATTAATACACGTTATTATTAAACACATAATCAATAACTTTGGAATTAGCCTCATTTATAGCGCTAAAATCCTTCTTGATATAAATTTCGGTTACCCTCATGGATTCATCAACGTGATTTAAAGCGGAATGGACTACATACTTGTCTATTTTAAGATCATTAGCCGCAATAGTAGCCCATGAATGGCGGGCGGCATAAAATTCCAAATCTTCTATGATTTCACCGTTCTTATTTGACTTATTTATCTCATTGATGCTTTTCTCTATTTCTTTAAGTCCTTTATTGATGGCTTTATTAAAATTCTTATAGTCGGCATACATTTGATAGAACCTGAACACTCTTTTCCCTGTATGATCTTTGTATTTCTCCAGTAGCTCGGCAATAAATGGGTTTACATCTACATGAATTTCTGCGTTATCCCTACGTCTTGTTTTTGTTTTTTCTCTGAAATACAGAATCGTATTATCGCTTATCTTATCACAGCTATACAAATCGGCAGAATTCATTCCTATCAGGCAGAAAGACAAGATAAATACATCTTTTGCGAGATTATACCTGCAATTTTGTTCTACATTTTTCCGGGCGTTATGCCGCATTATATAGGGTAAATCATTAATTGCTTTTATCGTTTGTGCTGATAGCGCTCTTTTTCTAGTAGTCTCTTCTTTAGGGACCTTGAATTTCATGAATGGAGACCAAGGTATTAGTATTATTCCTTTCTCTTCATCGTTATATTTTAATTTAGCCTCTTTGTGCAAATGTCGAATACATGCGGTATAGTTAGATAACATTCTATTGGTTGTGATACGTCTCCCCTTTTTTATAGCTTCTAAATTAGCTTTCTCTTTTTTTTCTATCAGAAACTTCGAATAATTAACCAGCATTGAATAGGTTATTTCGGAAATAGATATAATATCTCTTTTCATAAACTCTATTAAAGACTGGAGCATACCTTTATAATTGGAGGCGGTTCCCTTTTTACCTTGTTTTTCAAGATCATTAATATAGTCTTTTGCAAAAGATACAAAATCAATATCTTTTTTTTCATTCTCTTCCTTTTGGTTTAGATAATCGACCAATTCATCTATCGACATACTATCTATAGAAAGAGCAATCTTACTACATTTATTACGATAGTAATTGATTATCTCATTGCATTGATCTACCTTTTCCTGATTCTTAATCTTGAAATTTTTGACCGTCAAATCCTCTTGACTTACATATATAGAAGTTGGCAACCTTCGGACAACTCTATTATGAGTTATCCGGATTTTTACATTCCAGGTCTTATCTTTTCTTTTTTGGTGCTTCTGCACTTCTGCTTTAAATGTGGCCATAATTTTATGTGTATTCTTTAAGTGTTTCTTTTTCGAGCAACAATAGAGCAACTTTATCCGAATTAGATACTTTCTCCTTTTTATAGAGGGTAAATATACGGAAATATTATATAGAATCAAAAAAGGCAGCTTATCCGGCTGCCTTCTCTATCTTCTCCCTAAACAATCTCAACTGGTCTACAGTCGGATAAAACGTAGGATTCTCCCAGTTCCTAGAGATCACTGCTATCATCGAATCAAGGTATTTTCCGCAATCGAGAATCTTTGCGCATTTATCCAGCTGGAATTCCCCGGACGGGTATCTCTTATTATTGAGCGTTTCTTTAGCCCAAGTTAGCAACTCGTTTATTGAGTCGTAGTCGTATTTCTTTTCTTCTGCCATAATGTTAGTTTTCGGCAAAGGTATAAAAAATCCCGGCATATCTAATACACCGGGAGGATTCCATTTTAAAGAGGCAGTTATAAATGGAAGGAGCTATTTTACTTCTTTATTTTTAGCCTTAAGGAAATAAGAGACTATTAAAACAACAGTTCCTCCAGCAAATATAGTTCCGATTGTTTCTTGACCGATAGTTATTAAATAGAATGAGAAACCAACAAATATAAGTACTATAATAAAAGCCATTACCAAAGCAGTGAAATTATACCAATGCGTATGTCTAAAATCACTTTTGGCTATTTTCATTCTATCTTCGTTAAATTTGATACGGGCATCCTGTTCCATCTCCGTACGCTTCATGATCCATGGAATGATATCCTTAGATACATTATTCAGTTTTGTTAATTCATCGGCAGATGGAAGAAGGTTATCGTCATAGACCGTATTTTGCTCCAGTGTCAAACCGGTCTTATCACATACTTTATTTTGTTCCGCTTTCTTTGCCATTATAGCGCAGGTTCAAATTTAATTTTAGCTTCTCTAGTTGCTTTATTAAAGTCTCTATTAAAAGAAGAAACATCTTCTTTCATATTCTTCTTATCATGGTCCGTGCCATAATAATCAAGTTTTTTCAAGGAATCGTTGATTTCTTTTACAATCTGTTCCTCACTTGCTTTTTTCGGAAGTAAGGAACCTTGCATAGATTTAGTGATTGCTTTTATAAACTTTTTCATATATATTAACCCCTTTCTGTTATACTAAAAACAGAATTTATAGCGAATTTGTTCTGCAAATAAACAAATAATCAACCAAAACTGCAAAAATACAATTGAAATTTGTCGTTAAGAGGTTAAACTTTAACTATTCCGGAAGTTTTTAACAAAAATCCCCGACTACATAGCCAGGGACAAACACAAAGATGCAACCTTCGCTATCACAGCGACAGGCACAAGCCAGTCCAAAACCTTTTCTAAGCGTTCCACAACATAACCATGAGCAGACGGCAGAAATCATGATGATACCTGTCGTCCGCTTGCTCTAGCAATATGTCGAGGTTAGTCCTCATAATTCATTGCGGTCATGTACTCCCAAATCTTACCAGCCGGTGCATCTTCATCTGCGAAGTAGAACCGGTAAGCGGCTTTTAGGAGCGTTGCTTCATCCAAAACTACGCACATGTCGGCATAAAAAGAGTTGAAAGCTACGTATTTGTCCCAGTTCGTCGTTCCGGACGGGAACGGCATGGATTTAGTCGCTTCCATGATTTGATCTACATTCCAGTGTGCACCGGTCTTCTTTTCTCCGGCCGCATTGGTGTATTTGATCTTCTCTACATCAACCTCAGCGAAATGTTTGTCGTAGTGGGGACCGTATAGGGCTTCATGTTGCTCTCTCATGAAAGACATGTATAGTTCCGGATGTTCTTCCTTCACTACACAGAGAATTTCATCCACACTCTCCACGCTTTTCCACATAGCCTTATCGGAGGTTACACCGTCCGCCTTGGCTTTCTTCATCATATCTATATACTTCATAATTCTATTTTTTTAGTATTAATGTTCTTTTCCTTCTTTACGGACTTTCCCGGTGATAACCTTAGCACCGGTACGGGTTCGTTAAGCGGGAAAGGTGGCGGAAATAGTCAGTGGAGTAGCAAGGCTTACGCCATAGGCACGATTGCAACATTTTACATTTTCCGGTGTCACCTGTGTAACAAGCGGAGTCAAAGAGATAGTAGGGACAGCACCGGCAGCACCAATGAATGCAACCTTGAACTGTTCAACCCATTGTTTGGTAACAGAACGGCAAGAACCTTTCGGAGTGTAGGATACAAGAACGGCAGCGTTTATTGTCACGATAGTTTGAGTATTTACCGTCTGTTGCTCTGCAACGGTAAAATTAACAATGCCGGTAGGCTGTACACCATTGTCAGCGCAAAACGCCTGGCATAAGTTTTCCACTACGTTAGTCAGATATTGCTGGCTGGTAGCAGCGATTGCAATTGGAGTTAATTGAATCATAATAATAAAGATTTATATGTTATTTTTCGTCCGCATCTTCACCTTGCGGAGTAGGCTCTTCTGTCAACACGCTATAAGATGAAGTTGCCTCTTTAATAGGCAGATTGTATTTGAGAAGGGTTTTCAACTCTTCCAAGTCTTCCGGCTCAAATTCAACCTTTCCTTCAAACAGGGATAAACCTCCGTTTTTTATAGCATCATCTACTACGTTATGGGCAAGTTGCGGGATGGAGTCATCCGGGATACCGCTTATATATTTGGCGAGAAAAGGTTCTACGAGAGAGGACGAAACACCATCAAGAACAGGAGATATCTCCTTTGCCATGCTCCACATCGGGCTTACCCATCCGGTAGATTTTATCTTCGATTCGATGCTGGAAAGAAAAGGCAACCGGCTCAAATTATTACCTAGCAACTCCTGGATAGCGGGCTGCGCCCATTTATTGAGCACAGCCGCCAGTTTTTGTGCGTTGGAATACATAACGCTTACCCGTTACAGCAACATCCGGTATCACACACCTTTCTCTGAGGAACAACAAGCTCACTCAACGCAGCCAGTTCTGCAATCTGCTGTTTTATACAGCTAATCGTAGCTGTATTTACACCGTTGTAAACTGCCTGGTTCATGTTGATTTCATTTTGAGCATCCTTGTTTCTGTTGATGATAGTCAACAGGCGATCATAAACATCTGCAAGTTTCTGATCCGTGTAGGTGTTAGACTTAAGCAGCGAAATTTCAGAATCTTTCGCTGCAAGCTTATCCATCATACCGGCTTCATAGCGGCTGACAGGTCTGTCTTCCGAAGTAATTACTTCTACCGGGCCTGCATAACCTGCATTACGTCCGTTTCCGCAACCACCAAAGAGACTTCCTGCATTAAGCCCAAGGAAAGACGCAATACCAGCGGAAGCACCCACTGTGTTATAATTACCTTGTCCCTGTCCGGTGACGCTGTATTCCTCACCACTCATTCCTTTAATTTTCATAACTTATAAGTATTTTATACACGGTCAACGTTAACCGTGTAACAAAGGACAGGAAAAGTGCGTTGCTCCTAAACTATTCCGTTGCTACCTCATTGCTAATATGTTGCAAGTTCGTTGCTACACTCCATTTTTTGATTTTGTACTGGAAGTTGTTCCGGATCTTGTTTACTGACTGACGGGTTAATTTCGTAACGGAAGATATTTGGGTATCGGTGAGTTTCTGGGAAAGCAAATGTATGAGAATATATCTTGCGTCCACCGCTTCTTCGGAGTTGCTATGGATAATATCAGTCTCTTCTACTCCCGTCTCTTTTGACACGACTACAACCAGTTCTTTGTATAAATCTATATTTTTCATGCTGTCAAACATATATAGTTGAAAAACAAAACATCGCAAAATCTGTTGATAAAGCTACGAAAGCCCCTTAACAGTCCCTGCGATGTTAGCCCGTGTATGATTTGGTCGTCGAAACGGGTGTGGGGCTTTCTTCTATCCCGCCCCTGGATTATTTGTTAACGATTACCGGCCTTCTACTTTACCGGATAAACTTAGTGCTTAGTATTAATTAATGTATCATTTTATCCTCCTTTCCTTTAAAACCTTTTTCCGTAGGAAATTGTTATATAAGTGAAACTTAAACTTTTCATACCGGAAACGGTCTGTGAAGATAGTGCCGGTATTACCACATAAATAAGTTACAACTCACTCCGGCTCCTATGTACCAACCACCCGGATAACTATATCCTGCCTGCAAGCCTAATCCCCATCGTTTCTTTTTCTGTAAAGGTGGAAAAGTAATAATTTTATTATCCCTGTATATTTCCATAGAATCAAGACTGGGTTTATATCCACTGACTACCGCCCGGTAATCATCCGTTTTATACTCCTTGCTTGTTATCGGTATAAGTACCGGGATAGAATCGCCTTCTACGGTTCTGTCAGTCGTTGTATCTATCAGAATAGGTAGATATACCGTATCGGTACGTTTCAGAATTTCTTTTACCGGCTTAGGGATTGTGTCTCTTACTGTGTCCCGGATATGTACGGTATCTCCTTTAATATAAACCGGTGAAGGCTCGTGCGGATTACAACGCATCCACACGAGAACACATATAAGCAGGCAGACTAATATCCAAGGGAGAGATTTCATGCTACTTCAACGTAAACCCCGACAAGGTCCTTTAGATCCGCATACACCGCCTGTTGAGTATCTCGTGTACAGTGATATGTTACACCGTCCTGCGAATAATATTTACCTGCAAATAGCTCCATATTGTTGTTATACAGGATTGGATCATCCTTCGTTCCGGCAGCAGTCTCGTTGATTTCCTCGTAGAGTGCTGCGGTGTAGATGCTGGGAGGTTGATTCTCCAAAACGGTTGCAATGCTCTGCCTTACCCGGTAGAGTTTATCGTCATATTGACCTTTCATACCGATATCTAGTGACTTGCCTACAAACTCGTTCCAATGTGGGTACATAGACTTTACTTTCAAGGCTTCATTGTCGGTTAAGGACATTGTCTGGATTCCGGCTTTGGTTACATTAATCAGATTCTGTGCGGCAGCTACCTGGATATATTCCGCACTACCTTCCGGACGTTCCTCTTCCGTCCATGACCATTCTTCGCTTGCCAGGAGGTCGTTCAGTTCCGGGCTGTCGAAATAGTATATCGGAAATTCTTCGTCCTTGTAAGGAGTTAGAAACTCTTCGTGGAGGATTACCTTACTACCGTCTTTGCTTTTTCTCATTGTCGGGATAGCCAGCAAACCGTGCTGGGCTAGCCACTCGATTGTTACTACTGCGTATTTCATTCTTGCTATTTAATCAATATTTATATTTGCAAGTGACATTTCATCTTCATTTTTTTAGGATTTACAAATTGACTTTTTTCCCATCGAAAGAAATAGCCACACCTCCATCCTCTCCAATATAGTCTCCACATTCAAGGGCATTTCCAAATATATCATAGCCATCATTAAGTGTAAGAATATCTACATTTATGCTCTTAATATATGCAATAAGCTGATCAAGCACTTCATTTAACGCATCAGTATGCTCTGGCATATTGGGATGAAGCATGAATATCAGCCATCCATTCATAGATACACATTCATTAACTTTTTGTTTGAAGAACTCAAAGGTATTATTTCCTCCATTTCCATAACCGAATGGAAATCTCAATAGAGCAAAACTTGGAAGTACAGAAGAGCCATTATTTATCCCAGCACTGGTAGTAGCTGCACATCTATAATATTTCTTTGCTATTCTTCTAACTCTTTCATCGCTTGAACCATAAGGGTATATAAGATTATACCATTTGTACCCCCTATCGTCCATATATTTGTTTGTTTCAAGCATTGCAGCTTCAATATCATCTTCTGTCTCAAGTTTATCTAGTGCTGTATTCCTTGGATGAGCTGCAATTTCCCAGCCTAATTCATCTTGAAGATACAAACAGTACCATTCTCCTATTGTAGAACCGTCAAAAATTGCACTTGTAAAAGGGACGCTGTATTTTTGTGATATACCTACAAGTTTTTTATAATCGTCCGTCCAACCATCATCATTGACAAAAGAAACTACCGGCTTTCTTTTACTATGGTATGCGTTTTTTGTTTTAAAACGTTCATATTTCACTGATGCAGGAACTAATACAACTCGAGAACCTTCCCACCAGACATAGTTTTTATACAAACCTAATATCTTATACAACCAAGTTTCATTCCCTAATTCGTAAAAATTAGCGACCATTGCATCTTTAATTTGCCCGATAGAACCGTTCGAATCTTCGGGATTATCATAGAAAAATTTTACTCCAAATGCTTGCCAAGATACTGTTTCATGATTGCATCTTATCGCTACATCATACCATTTATTAGATATAGGAGATTGTATTATTAAGCTTCTATTTCCCGATTGTGTAGAAATCTCGATTTTTAGACACTTATCGTTTGTACATCTAACTCTCATCAGTAGAATAAAAAAATTGTATTCAGACTTTAAAATGTTCTGAATATTTACAACCATAGATGTATTATTAGTTCCATCTCCAGTTATCGATAGCACATTGCTTGTTACAGAAATCGTTGAATTAATGGGATTTAGATTCTTCACCGATGTAAAGTTTCCATTTTGCAATACGTTATCAACATTGATTAAATTTCCTTGATTTATCACTAATTCCTCAAAATTTCTGTCTATCCCTTGCGCAATGACTCCCCACTTTTGTTCGGAGTCTTTTGCTATATCAAATATCTTTTCCATAATATCATTCGTTTTTAATTAATGTTTCATTTGAAATTAAAGTTGAGTTGCTTCACATTGTCAAGTATTCAGGTGGTTGGTAGATTGTGATGTCTATCTTTTGAGGGGACTTGGAAGTTAGATTGAAATCATATTGATATATGTTATTATTAGCATCATGAACTTTAAAAGTAGCTGGAATTCCATTAACAGTAATAGATTTTATTTCATTAACAGGACTACTACTTAAACGTATGTGCATACCAATAGAAGAACCAACCGTAAGATAAGTCCCATTTTCTACTTTCTCATTTTTATAATAAAATACGATATTGTCATACGAAGCATTACTCTTAATAACAGGTCTAAATTCAACCATATTAGGATACAGCGTACCCAGCTTATGCTTCTTCAACTGACGCTCTATCAAGAACTCGGACATACTATATGGGAAGGACATGAGAGAGTAGATAGCTCCATAGAAATATCTACTATCTGCTTCACGAACTTTTCCAAGAACCATAAAATCATTATCTTCTGCTGTACCAATACTTAATGTTTTAGTATTATAATACTTACTTTGATAACGAATAATTCTTGTTATATCGTCGGATATATTACCATTAGCTCCTCCAAATGTATAACACGCTTTACCTCCGTCTTGGTCTTCTAAATTAAAAATAAAAGAACCATCTCCAACTTTAGAAGATTTAGAAAGAATAGATGCTCGACCTCCTGTAATTGGTTCTAAATAAAATCTTTCATAATCAGCAATAACAGTATAATCCTTATAGATAGGCATCCCTGTCACCTTGCCGAAGTCATTGATACCGTCAAGGCATAAACCACCTGCGTGGGAAGGGATTTGGGTGATAGTTATATTGCATGGTTCATTTACAATTCCTGAAATACCTCCAAATCTTAATGTTAAATTCGTAGCTCCATCAGGTAAAATATATGAATATACACCATCTTGTTTTATATCATTATATATAATTCCCGTAGAAGTAGTGTACTTTATCTCCAAATGCAGCCCTATTGATTGCATCAATTCTGATACACCATTAACATTAATGGAGTAAGTACCATTAACAGTTGGATAATTTACAATAGTTGAATACGTATTTGCAATAGTTGCCGTGACTTTCCAATTAGGATAATTATACTTCCCAATACCACTATCCCCATCCCAAGCTAGATTGTTCAACTGAATATCCCTACCATTACCGGAAAAGTCAATCAGCTTATCGCCAAACTCTGCGTGGTTATCGTTGGTGATTCCCTGTTTGATGGTGTTACACAGTATATCAGGTTTAAGAGTTCTATCCAAGTTGAAGTAAGCGATTACTTGGTTGATTTGGTCGGTAGTCAGCACCTTGTTGGCGATGATTGTCCAGTACCAAGCAACAGAGGAAGAAGTATTTGTATTATTAATTCCACCAGCAACACTAAACCTTGAGTTACTTAAAATGTTAGTAGCATTTGCTAATGACTTCTCATAGTCATTTTTATCTCCTAATATATTATTGATAAGAAGCTGTGCCGTATTATTATAAGTATATCCGTAGATACCAGTTTTACCTGCTACATTTGATTGAGTTCTAACATATGAAGTAGAAGAATCTATAGTTTCTATATAATTAGTAAATCCTTTACTGTGAGTACTATTTAATTCTATCTGATGAATCATACTCACCACCGTAATCTCATTACTTCCTCCCAGCATCTCCTGTACAGTCTTGGTGGAAGTAATCAGGTCGTCGATTCCGTCGGTGACGAAGGCACCATAGTAAGGACTACCTTTATCTGCGTAGCCACTTCCTTCGGTGTAAGCCGCGTTGCTAATCACAAACGGGTTGTCAGGGTCCACCAAGTTCTTGACAACAGCCCTGTCCGGATCGTCGTTGCTCTTACCGTAGCAGATGCAGACGGCTTTCAAGGAGGCTAAGACTTCCGGGTCGATGTAAGGACGGTCGGTACCAGAAGCTCCCGGAACTCCCAACTTAATCGCATTGATGCGGATAGGATCAAGCCCTATCCGGTCAAGCCTAATCGGATTTAATCCTATCGCTCCCATTATTCTTCTGATTCAAAGTATTGAGCCTTGGTTGGCTGCGTTTCACATTCAACCTTGATGTATTGTCCGGGTATAAGACCGACAACAGGGCGGGCGAAATTCAGAGTGGTGAAATTCCTAGTCTCTACAACGGAGTATTTTTCTCCGTCATAGCTTATATAAACAGCCAGTTCCCCGGATTCTTTAAACTCTAGCTGAAGCCCAATGGTTTCTGAATTTACTTGTATGGGATCGCTTAGGTAACGCTTTTCTGCGATCTGGCTAAATGTGATATCTGTTGATTTCATGATTGTTCCTCCTATTTTTTTGCTGTTATTACTGTATTTCGTAAGAAATTCGGGTACTCTTCCCGCACATCAAAACAAGGACACGCCTTGATATATTCAGCCGGTTCTACCTCACCTGAATCGTCTAGGTCGGGTGAAGTATCACGATGTCCGAGAAGCTCGATGATAGGATACTCTTTGCAAAGCTTCTCAATCAGTTGCCGCAAACTAGCCTTTTGAGCCGGAGTGCGAGTGTCTGCGGGCTTTCCATTTGCATCCAGTCCGCCAACATAACAAATGCCGATCGAGTGCTTGTTATACGATTTACCGGAAAATCCTTTAGTGTTACAGTGTGCTCCGTCAACTGTGAGCGGTCTGCCCTCTTCGATCATTCCGTCCAGGTCGATTACATAATTATAACCGATCTGATTGAATCCCCTTGCCCGGTGCATCCGGTCAATGTCCTTTGCTCGCAAGTCTTGCCCGGCACGTGTTGCCGAGCAGTGAATGATGATTGAGTCTATATCTTCTCTTTTCATATTCTTTCCTCCTATAATATCAATGTTAATACCCCCAACGCCAGACCCACGCAATCACAGATGATGTCTTTAATTGAAAACTCTGTTTTCTTGCAGTACTTGTCGTATACTTCCTTCAAGATGAAGATTACGACGGTTATAATGATTGCTAACCATAGTGGCGTATATTTCGATAGCCACATTACCAAGTTCTGGCACACTATAATGTGAGCCATGCCGTCTATTCCGATCTTGGATAGAAGCTTGCTGGCTAAGGTGCTGATTTTATTTATTTGATTCATGTATTTCCTCTTTTTCGATTATATCCTTCACATCTTCCTTATCAACCTTAAACACCTTCTTACCAAACACACCCAAAGCCCCGATAAGATTGATGTTAATCCCCTTTGGCTTCAGTATATTCCCAACTATCGAGCATCCCTCTATGAAGCATACCAATAAACAGGAATACACATCTATAGGATATTCATTGTGACTTGCTACGCTAATCATGCAGACCATGCAGACGAAAGCAAAGTAAGTGACCATCTTTCCCATAGTAGCACGGATCGCACGTGAGAATCTGACCTTTTCACCCATTAGTATACTTTTTCTTACTCCGAATAGGAGATCGCAGAGGATTACAGCACATGAGACAATCAGCCATGGAATCATATCTTGCAATGATTCGGCAACAAATGCAGTGGCTATTGCGGCAAATCCTCCGGTTGTGGTATGTACTATTGCTTCTTTCATAAGATACAAGTTAGATAAACGGTTAACAACGAAATTACCTCTATCCAGAACATAGGCTTTCTCTTTATGAAGTCAGAGATGAAATTGCCTGTCCAGTGCTTCTTCATGGAGATAACCATGTACGCAATGAATCCAGCCCATAACAGCAACCAATACCAAGAATTGCAACCTACCCATATCTGGGAAAATATCAACGACATGGCAGCACCGATACAATGGGCGGTTTTCTGGCTTCCTTTGAAATTGGGAGACACACCTAATACAATCATCCCGATAACCGAAAGGAATACAAGAAACCGGCTGTTTTCCGTACTTGCTTCAAATGCTGCCGGAAGAAGCAATGCACCGGAGCCGATCATGCACAAACCGAACCAAAACTTATGCGTCAGGGCATAGTAGGTGTCACTGATAGAGTAAGGAATTTCCTCCATCTTTTTAATCATTGCAAAGACGTAGCCGGCAATGAGGATGAACGACATTAATACTAGTAGAATCATTGCTTTATCTGTTTATAGTTTATAATACAAAATTGAGTTTCTCCGGATAACCGGTTTTATAATTGTAGGAATTAACCTCTTCTTTGCTAAACAAATTTTTCACGGCTGCAATATGAGCCTGTGTAGTATTGTAGCAATCAAGAGCATACAATTCTAATTGGTCAAGCATATTTAAAGCGTCATTTACGGGAATTACATACTTCTCCGCATTGTACCACAAAGTAGTATATACCCGGGCCGCTTCTTTTTCTATGTTTATTGAGTTGACTAACCCTACACGGGTGTCTTTATCCAGCCATATTTGTTTTCCGTCCAGCGTCAAAGAGTTTACAGCATCCGACTTGTCGTAAGCGTTGATCTCTGCGATCTTCATCTCTTTCAATTCATCAATGGTGTACTCATGCTCAACCAATACCGGGTAACCGCTTTCGTTCTCTTTGATTTCTTTTCCGGATGATTGACCGTCAAGCAATTCCTGCCAGTACTCCACCGATATTTCTATTGCTCCTTCTTGTGGTTTATCATAGAAACCATTTTTCCAATATATTTTTCCCATAATATTACCTCCTTATTTCCATCTACCAATTGCAAACCATGTAAAATTCCAGCTAGTCCAAACAATAGCCGGAGTTGAATTTATTCCACGGGTGAGAACTCTACAATATGATGTATATTTACCATTAAGGTCATACCCCGGAGCATATATAAAAGATTCACCTGTATTATTTACTGCTCCAGTGAAATAAATGTTATAATCAGTATTATAGAAACTGGTAGGAAAATACAGATTAATTGCCCCCCAGGTTGCTCCGACTCTTGTCCCCCACTGTATCAAAAGCCCATTATTGAACTTGGCATAACCGTTTGCTCCCAAAGAAACCGTCATAGCGTTGGAGAGGTCTGCTTTAGCCAAGTTGGGTATCATTGCCAATAGTTCTTCAATCCTAGCTCCCGAATATTGACTGTTATAATCACTCATAGAACTTACTCTTTATAACGTTAAACGTACTGCCGTCAGACAGTATAAACCGTCCTTCGGTCACTGCAAATGCCTGTCTTTTCCCTTCTTGAGATACCGTAGTAGAAACGGAAACTGGATTATTGCCCTTAGTAGTCGAGAACACGACAGTTTGTTGCCTGTCCAATCCTTCATTGGCAACATCGCTCATTACGCTTGCGGCTCCATTAGGGCCGGGCGTAATGACAATGTTTCCTTCTCCTTCCTTCCAAGGTACAAGTATATCCATTATACGGCAGTCCAAGAAGTGTTAGACGTAACAGTAACGGAAACAGCTGAACCGTTTTGAGGAATTGTAATTCCTGTTGGGGAAACGGATAGTTTTGCGTCTCCTGCTGCCTGTTTGATTGCAATCTGTACAGCCTGACCACCGTTTGCGGTCACTTTTAATGTTCTTACAACTTCTTCAATAGTTCCATTTGCAGGAAACTCAAGTTCTATGGAGAATGGAAATTCTGCTGTAGCACCTGGATCACCTGTGATGCTAGCCGCATTATCTGTCTGTGTCCCATTCGCACTATATTTCGCTGGAATGGTAACATCTGATACGCTATCCGCCCATGCAAAGGTCAGCTTTTGAGAATTAGTCTTACCTTCAACGGTGACGGTTCCGGCAGCTTTGGGCGCTGACATTTCCGCCCCGTTATCAAAAGATGCAAACTCGGATTTAGGAGTTTGAGTTACTTTATAAGTTGCAGGAGTAGATACTCCGACACCCGTTATTGTCACCGTACCGGTTCTAGCTTTACGACCTGTATGAGCACTTGCACTGTTTGCAATTGTCCCATTTCCGCTTCCAGTTGAAGGGTTTAAATTTAACCAACTAGGCTTTGCCATAATTCAAATCATTAAGTAATTAAACAATAAAATTTTATTCTTTTGTTGCTGTAGTCCATACCACATTTGACAATACATCTACGTTATCTTCAAAGTTATTGGAGGGCATCAGCCAGATGTAATCAGGCTCTACTCTCAAATAAGCATCTTTGCCAACGTCACAGACAATCCCTACCGACACTTTAATTGAACGGCTGGGATTCACAGAGACATTTATCCCAGACAAAGGAAATGTGCTCACCTTTATTCCTTTCGAGGCTTCTATGTTAACCCGTATGCACCCCATATTATACAATCCTTATTCCGGTTGCCGACTTGTCTACCTCCGGTCTTATTCCTCCTTCATAATCAGTGTCAGGAAGATAAGCCGTGGTTTCTATCCAAATTTCTCCCCTCCCTATAATGTTGGTATCAAGGAAACAAGTGTAGCTGTTCTCATCATTACGTACCATTTCCGACTTCTTGATCGTCTGGGAATTGAGAGTTACAGAGAACTTGCATTCGAAATCTATGTCATCCATTGTCAAGCCCGAAGGTAGTTCAATAGATACTGCTAATTTTATGATCGTTCCTTTTGCTACCATTGTTTTCAACTTATTTATTCTTCTTGTGATAGAGCATTACTGACAGCTATTCGATCAATGACACGAGTAAATAACTGCGTATACTTTTTTAGAGATTTTGCTTGTTCAGGAGATATATCTACTTCTCCTTTCCGGTATATATCTTGTGCAAGATTAAATTCTCCAAGATCACCTGTATTTTGATAAATCGCATTTCCGAATGCTTTAGATACATCGACGGTACTCTTGTTCCCTTCGAGATCGGTTAATTCTATTTTTCGAAAGTCTATTTTCATAATTATCTTGGAAGAAATAAATTATTCACAATATATGGATCAACACTTGTTTGAATTTCTGCTGTGATAAAAGTTTTAAATCCCCAAGCTTCAATACTATAAGTTTGAGAATTACGATGGTTGTGTATTACCCTTTTGGGATAATTTGAGTTATTAACAACTGTAATTTCTTTATACATTGCGGATTCGCATATTCGTAGTACGCTATCCCCGCTACCTTCCATAACAACACAGTCAATTGGTCGACCTGATTCAGGATATTTATGTTCTGAAGTATCAGTGCCATATCCATATACATGCACATAAAAATTAGCACTGTAGCCAGCAGAAACTGTTATTTTAGTCATCTTGTAATGCCCGAATTCGCCACGGCACCAGATGTCAGAAGCGTAAAATCTCCAAGAACGCTTTTCGGTTTCATTGTAGCCCTGTTGATACAAATCACCAGAAATCCAAGTATTTGGAAAATCAATATTAAGCGAAGATGAAACATTACCTCCAGACCCATCAGAGTTAAAAGAAATCTTACCTTGTATGTTACCTTCATTATCAACAGCTTGCAATTCCTTAAAGGTTCCCGTTGCCCCCTTTAATTTTTTTACTTCCAAAGTATCAACATTAATAAAATCGGTTATTATCCTTCCCGCCTCTATGAATGTCTTTCCGCCTACGTTTATTCCACCGGTTTCTGGAAGAGATATTTTACCGTCAGATGTTAGCTCGACACCTGTAACATTATGCTTAATAGAGCCTTCAGTCATTATCCAGCCCTTCGTTTTATCTAAGTTTCCAACAAATATTCCGGAAGAACCGAGAACATCAATCGTCGCATTCTGCGCAAGAAGGACGTTTGTTGCCACGTTCACAAATTCGCTGAACTCTTCCCACTTTGTTGAGTCAAAAGAAGTTGTAGACGTATGCGTGATCTTACATAACTTGTTCTGACCGTCATAGATTACTGTGTCAATGAATGTCTCATTGTTATAATACTCGGTATTGGCTTTCCATACTCCACGGGGACGGAGCATTGCACCGGGTAACCCTGTTTTTCCTTGGCTTCCAGTGATGCAAGCCGGATCGCTTTCCCATGTCGAACCATTCGTATAAGTTACCTTTGTTTTAGTCCATAGGTACTTACCATCCTCCCATGCTGGAGACGTTGTAGACCACGCTCCGCCTTCCAATGATGAAGAAGAGGTTGACAGGTAAAACAAAACATCAACGGCACTTATCCCTACGCCATCGTTTCCGCTTGGTCCCTTTCCACCTGTTACACATACCGGATCTGTCTCTGTATATGTATTGTTAGTGTAGGTGATAACTACACGTGTCCAGATGTATTTGCCATCCTGCCATGCCGGAACAGAAGTCTGCCACGATCCACCGGTAGGCGTGCTGTATGATGTAGACAGGTAATATTGTTCGGCAACACTCTTGACTCCGATCCCAGTTTCACCCGTGGAACCGGTAGAGCAGATAGGGTTAGTGGTTGTTGATGTGCTGTCTGTATATGTTATTACTGATCTAGTCCAAATATATTTCCCATTTTCCCATGTCGGAGGCGTTGTGCTCCATGAACCACCAACCAAAGAATTAGAAGAAGTAGACAGATAATACTCTTCGACAATGCTTGATATTCCCCTACCATCATCCCCTGTATTACCTTTACCTCCGGTGATACAAGCGGGATTGGTTTCAATAGATGAACCGTCTGTATATACCACTTTGGTTTTGCTCCAAATGTATTTCCCATCTACCCAAGTTGGTGAGTTTGTAGACCATGAACCACCGGAAAGGGAGGTTGAAGAACTGGATAGGTAATAAAGGACATCAACGCTCTGTACGCCTTTACCGTCTTTTCCATCCTGTCCATCTTGCCCATCTTCCCCTTTAGAAACAACCTTCAACCAGTCAGTAGAAGAATCTGACGGCTCCTGCGTAGTCGTAGATTCAATGCAAATCCATGTGCTTCCGTTGTGGGTTACTTCGTCGTAATACCAATACATCCCCGCTTTCCATTCACCTTTGAAAGCCGGAACCGGTACTTCCGTCACACCATCGTTTGAAATCTGTTTGATCGTACCGGTCATGTAGATTCTGTTAAGATATGCACTATACCCGGTCATATCTATTCCAAACAGTTTCAGGTTAGACAGGTCTCCCAACTGCATGGCAATCATATCCTTTGTGATCTCCCAGTTGTTTACACCTTTAAGGAAACGGATATAATTCTGCGTGGAATAGCTCGACTTCTGGCGTTCCGCATTGGTGAAGTTACCGTAGCAAACAAAGTGCATAGCCTTTTGAGGATGGTAAGTATATCCGCTGCGGAGAACGTATTTAAAAGAACCATTATCCAGCTTTTCGGTGATCCGGAAATAGGTTGTCTGAAAGCCTGTGTCATTGTTAAAGTTAGCCTTGCAAATATCATCCACTTCAACAGCTGCAACCTCGCCCGGTTCAAGCTTCAGGTAAACGATGCTGTTCTCTTCGTCCACTGATTCGATTATACCGCCTCCGGGTGCGTTCCATTCCTCACCCGTGATAACTGATACCCGGTTATATCGCAATTCCGGCACTTCAAGGAAATCACGTAGGCGCAACGACTTCGCATCTATATCTCCGGATGGGGTTATCAGCCAGCCAAGTAAGTTCTGGACATATTCTTCAGATGAAATTTCTTTGGAGAAAGTTGCATATTCAGCTATTATTTTTTGAATAACAGCCTTTGTTTTAACGTCAATACCAGCAAGGAAAGTTATATTTCCTTTAGCTTCATCGTTTTTTATTTTACTGATATATTTACCGTCAGACTCTTCTCCTGTATTTATAGGAGATAGTTTATAATGCTTTCTTCCATCTGTGTCTGGAATTTCAGTATCTATCAGTAATTTATATATTCCTCCGTCTACTTCTACGGAAATAATCTGTCCTGGATAAGGAAAATATTCTTCAGCATCTGTATTACGAGCGTAAGATGTAGCATCCTCCAAAGTTTTGAAAGTTGCAGTAGAATCAATAGGTCTTCCTGTTGTTCTTTTATATTGTAATGCAAAACTACTTCCGTTTATTTTTACCATAGTCGTTATGCTGTTTTAAAGGTAAACGTATCAGCATCATTCAATCCCGGTGTTTGAACGATCCACATCTTATAATTAATAGCGGAACTTCCATTGGCTCCTTCTACGAAAATATCCACTGGACCGGTAGTAATACCTGTATCTTCAATGAAGTTCCCTGGGTAAGCGGTCAATGTCAATTCCTTTATCACATCAGCCGGAATACATACAGCAACCATCTTCCACTTATCAACAGAGAATTTGTAAGTTCCGCTCCCATTATAAAGCCCGTTAGATGGCAAGGAACGCACTTCGGCAGATGATACGGGAATTGAATTACATATTCCTGCAAACCATTTTCGATGAACATTTACACTAATTCTATCCGTTAAAGTTATTCCAGGTATAGTCCCATCTTCACTTGCTGTGTATACAACCGTTGCTGTATATGTCTCATTTTTAGTATACTGCCCGGTTAATGTTCTTGTAGCTGTCTGAACTCCATTAGATTCAGGAGAGAACTCTATTTTGTTATCTTCGTTTCCGTCATAATAAGCCTTTGTTATTTTCCCTTGACTTCCTCTATTTGAAGTATAAGTAATTACTCCTTTAGCTGTCCCAAATTCAACGTCATTTGGAGTAGAGATACGTCCTGTCAAAGAAGCATTATTTATACCACTAAATATTGAAATAAAGATTTCTTCATAAGACATACCTTTATGAAGAGTTTTCCCCGGCTTGACAAAACCCACTTGTGGAGAAGTTACTATGAGGTCTTTGCTTAATGAAGAAGAACCTCCTATTTCTTTTACATTTCCTTTATTGGTTTGAATAACAATTCTTGGTGAAGAATCCTCATCATGTATGTACACCTCTCCCCTGTTTAATCCTTCAAGAGAATGATCTTCCTCTGAAGATGGATTATCTACAACTGCAGGGGGATAAATAGGAGCACCTTTCTCATCTACATCACTACCATGCCATAATATTTTGGATATATGCTTCTTCATTATACCTCAATCTTGTTAGTATTAATAAAAGCGACTTTAGCTTCATCATATTGAAGCATCTCACCATTTTTAGGATTGTCTACATTGAATCCAACTAAATTTATAGCAGAAGCCCGCCCTGGTATTCCCCCTATTCCTGTTATATCATTTATAACTGGCTCTAATGCGATTGACATGGAAAACATCTGACCATCTTCTGAAATAGGAGATATTTCTGGAGTGGAATTTCCGGAGCGCACATATCCCCTTCCATTAACCTTGAAATCAGAGACACATAGGATTTTATTGATAAACTGCGCAAACCAGTACGGAATCCCTGATGCGTTTCCACATGTTAAAGAAAACGTGTCGTATGGAATAGAATATAGTTCTATAATTTCCTGCTTTTGGTTTCGGAATTGTTCATTTTCAACCTGTGGGGAATATCCTGCAGGTTTAAATCCGGCTTCTAGTCTGAAATTGAATATCTGCTGTTCATCATCAATCCAAAAAATATTATCAAATGGAGAATTATTATCTTTATGAGAATACGAAATAAGTGATGTTTCTTCGAGTAAAAGGCTGTCAGAGCAAACCGCAAACGGCTCACTCAAAACTCGAAAATCTCCGGAAGCGTCTGCTACTTCTATTTCATATACGGAGTCTGACAGACCCGTAATATTATAATAGTACATTTTTGTACTATTATTAATTTCATATTCCAGTAGATAAATACTAGTCTGTACCTTAGATATTAAATCATGAAGGTAAGCTCTTACAGTATGGGAAGGGTCATTTGAAAAGATTTGTATCAAGATGCTATCATTTGCGTGGAAACGCTGGATATAGTCTACATCTTGCTGAAATTTGTTCTTTATAGGATCAAAGAACAATGGACATATGTCACCGATTTTAATCATACAGTCTTTTCGTTCTTAAATGGGTAAGGTGCCGCATGACACTTCATCGCAAATATAGTAATTATTATAATAATCACAAAAAATTAATTGATAAAAGATAATGCCACATTTAGCTCCTTCTTTTACCTTATGTTTCTACATTTTTCACAATTAGGCTATAGCTGGTCGCCTGTTCTTTACCAATATTTATTTTTAATTGCTTAATATACCCAGTTATAGTTTCACCTTTGTTCTCAAATGATATTAAACCTACCAAATCATTAGGAACACCAATATCACTTGTCTCTATTTCTACCTCTGATACCGTAAATAATCTTTCAGGGATTGAGAAATCATCCGTTTCCTTTACTCCGTCTATAGAAACATCACTATTCCCATCGGAAGACGCGAATTTAAGAAGGTTAGTACATGCTCCAATATATTTCTTGTTGGCTTCCAACATGAAGCGTGGGGAGTAATTGAGGTTAAACATTGTGTCCGGACTTAGCAGACCGGAAAGCTGGTCTTCAGTATATGGTCTGTATAAGGGCAAAGGCTGGTCTACCGGTACGGAATCATCACATTCTACGAAGAAAACATCATTGTCACTATCGTTATCCGTTGTATCTTCTCCCCTCTTCTGTACCAGAAACTCTATCCCGTAAGCATCGGCACGGTACGGGCTTATCAGAGAAAGAGTATTGTCGGTTAGTTTTAAGCCTGTGCTAAATTCATTGGTAAAGCGGAACTCGTCACGCCCATTAATTGAATCGTAATCTTGCTTGTCATACCCAACTTTCACAGAGGAATAGATTAAAGAATCGTTCACAGAAAATTCATAGTCGTTTATTTCTGTTCCCAAGTCCTTAACTACCGTTGAACTAAACAGCTTATCACGGTGCATAAATGTTACGGTGTTTTCATTTATAACCGGCACATAGCCAAATTCCGCCTCCATCCATTCGCAAAACTTCTTGTAAGAGGTGTATATTTTAGCTTTAGGAAGTCCACGAGCACTTTCAGCAGCCATGATATACGTCCTTTCTAATAGTCGGTTAAACTCAATTGGAGTAATTCCTCCAGATGATGGAAGTGTTACATCAATAACCCCTTCGTGGTCTATCGTGTTTTCTGTCATGCTATCCAATAGCTTGGAAAGGATGGTGTTGGGAGAAATTACGTTAACATCAATAGAGTTTATCCTAGATTTAAAATTTATACTGAATGAAAAATTAGGGAAAGCGATATCGATATTATTACCAACCTTCCTACTGAAATATATACGTATTGCAAAAATTAGAGATTCTCCCTTTGCTAAATAAACATTGGATATGACGTCATTTATATATTTATAAAATCCATCACTCTCATAAGATTTGATCTCTGTAACGCTCCCTGCAGAATCTTTTTTAAATATCAATAGAAATATTTTTTCAATTCCTCCAGCGTATGTTGTTACGTAGTAATCAGTCCTAAAATTAATATCAACGTAAATGTCAGATAGGGCTTCTATAAATGGAGAACATTCATTTAAATTTGATAGTTCTGTGAAAGATACGTCGTAAAAAAGCAATGGAGAATCCGATTTTGGGAGTTCACTATTTTCTAGTTTGTATAAAGGTATCGAGTAATGGTAAGGACTGCTTGTGGAAGTAAAAGTCTTTTGAATATTTATGTATGCTACTCCATCCGATTCGTAAGATAATCCTCCTAATGTATATTTGCCTTCATACTGAAATTTAAGACCGTCATACTTTAGATTGCTAGTCTGAAGATCAGCTACCAGATATTCATATTGAATGCTCTTCTTCGCCTTAATAATAGCGGCTAGAGTATTATCAATAGCATTAATAGAAACTACAGAACCATCTTCCGAATAAGTAGAGAAATCCAGTGCACACCTGAAAACTTCGTCCCAGTTCCAACTATTGTTTCTTTTATAAAAAACAATACCGGCTTTAGAGGAAAGGTAGTTTTTATAAAACTCCTCCTTCAAAAGGTCATAGGAACGATTGACAAATTCAAATTGTGTACTAAAAGACCGGATAACCCCATCGTAACTACTTCTTTTGTAAGCCAATTCAAAATCATCCCAATTTTTGAGATCGTCGGTTGCTTCGTAGGATATTCCGTTTATCAATATCTGGCATCTGAAATACATATCTATTTACGTTTTATTGATTTACTCATAGACTTTACATCTTCACACATACGCTTTACCATGAAGGCGTATTCCTTTGCGCTGATCTCATTCTTCCGGATCTGCATCCCGTAATGAGACATAACGGCTACACGTTCACAGACAAAGTAGTTTTTATCCATTTTTGAGGCACTTTCCGGCTTTTCCTTGGCATTTATCCGCTCAAGCATATATTTACTCATAGAAAGGATGGAAGCCGCTTTCTTGTGTATCTTATCGTGTTCGGAAGGGAAATAAGAGAATCCAAACTCTGAAAGAATATGCGCTGCGTCCGCCCAATCCTTGTTTTTAATCATGATCTCAACTCCTTTCATGCACTCAATTTTTATGTGAAGGTTGATGATATTGTTTCTTTGGGACATTTCAGACAGAAAAGAGGCTCCTCCGATTATTTCCACGTATTCGGTGATGAGCTTTTCCGATTGTTCTGAAAGTTCCTCTTCAGAGTGTTCCCCTTCGATAATAAGCTTGCTTTTATCTCCGGTAAATACATCTATGAATGTATCTAGGGGGATTTTGTCTAGGTCGGTGTATAGCATAATGAATACCTTAGTGAGATAAATACATATTAAAAACATCAATATGATAGATATTGACTTGTCCGTAGTTGGCATCAAAGATCTTTTTTACATCATATCCATGTTCGAAAGACAAAGCTTTCAATGCCCTCCAGTTTATTTTCCTCCAATTTAGACCATTTTCTTTTGCGTATCTTTTAATAGAAAACCATTCCTTAGATTCATCTAATTGCTCTTTTTTTTGCTCCAACAAGGCTTTCGTCTGCTTATTTTCTAGTTGAAGTCTCTCCCTCTCTTCTTCGGCTTGTATCACCATTAAAGCAAGTTCCTTGCGGGAAAGTTCTTTTTGTCCGGTGAGGATTTCTTCACAAGAGATAAAATACTTTCGTGCTTGTTTACCTCGCTCGTTGTTTTCAATCATTGAAAGTTCTTTTGCCATACTTATAGAAATAGCGTATTCAATAGCCGGGCGACCTCCTTTGGGGTTTTCGCCAAAATTGTTGAAAACCTGATAGTCTTTATTTTCAATGAAATCATATTTTTCTATCCGGTCTTTTATCCAGTTAGAAAAATCTCTTTTACTTTTAAGAAAAGCATGTAAATCACGTGCATTAACAGCTTTTTTCCCGCCATTGTTCTCCTGAATAGGAATTAATTCTTTTAAGTTTTCCATAATAAAGTAACGTGCTCCTTCACACGACGATTAAGTTATGTTAATAAACAATTGGTTCATCATTAGTTAGATCGGGTGGGCATAGCCTCTTTCTCATACCTTCTCTTTCTTGTTCCATAGCCTTTATTCTTTCAGCAAAACCACCTTTACTAGAAGCCAGATTTGAACTGTTTGTTTTTATATTTGGACATTCTTTTTTTAATAATTTTTCTATAACAATAGAACTAAACAGCATTTTTAAGGCTACAGATTTTTCTCCCAGATCTTCATCATGTATGACGCAATCCTTGCCTTTCATTTTATCCCACAATGCTTCAGACAGCTTATTTCCCGAAAGATTAAATATACAAGATATATCATCTCTTTCTAATTCCACCTTTAATGTAATCTTTTCCATATTACTTATTCTTGGTTATTACAGTCTTCTTAAAATCGAACGCATATCAGACGCTCTTGATATTTTTCTCAATGTTCGGTTGGTCTTTCGACTTTCTCCGTACAAATCATCAAATTTCCGTTCCAATCTCGTATAATCGTTATTAACGTTGACAATCACCGGATCACCGTCGTTACTTCTCCTTTGCCTATCCAGCATCAAAGCGTCAGAATGCAAAGACATCTTGCGATAATCCACCAAATTAGGGATAACTCTTGCTCTCTTTGGAATATCTACCAATGTGGGGACAGATGGAGTGATATAAGCTCCGTTATCCGTTTCAATCACTTCCTGTCTGCCTCCATCACCGACAATAGCCAATCCTCCGGGATGGTCTTTGGTTCCCTTTGCGTATTTGGGTACAGGTTGAGCGGCAATAATTGCAATTTGGGCGGCTCCCATGGCAGCTATAACAGTTGCAAGAACAGCACCGGCAATAGGTCCGGCCTGCGCTAAGGCTTGCATTATTGCTAGAGAGGTGGCAATAGTGGTTTGAACGATAGAGTTAGCCTTTTGCCACTTGGCCTGCCTTTTCTCCAATTCGGCTTTTTGCTTTTCCAGTTCCTCGTTTTTATCTGCTGTTGCTTGCTCGGCTGCTCTCTTTTTAGCTTCTCCCTCCTCCTTGGTTATTACCCCGCTTTCGACAAGGTTTTCGATACGTTCTATCTCTTCTTCTCCGGCTTCCTCGTTCTTTTCCTTCTCTTCTTCTATTTGCTCAATGCGAGCATCAAAGGCAGAAGTCACCATAGAGGTTATTCCATTAAAGAGTTCACCATAAGCTTGTAATATTACTGATGCTCTTTCCGTAGGATCTAAATCTTTCCACCATTTGGAAAGAGAAAAATTACCTGTTTCTGCAAATTGTTTTGTTAATATACCAATGACATTATAGAACGGACTAAATAGACTGGCAGTTTCTCCCAAATATTCCTCTGTTTTATCTCTCATGTTAGACATAACGTCGATAAATTTATCCGCCCAGTCCTGCCTGTCTTTTTCTTCCTTTCCTAAATCCAAGCTTACCAATTCCCCATTTAATGCTTGAATTTCTTTCTTTACTTTTTCAATTTTCTCTCTTATGGTATCAGCTTTGGTATCAGCTGGATCAAGAGCGGCTAACTCTGCCTTCAATTGGGCTTCAAGCAATTGTAATTGTGCCAGAATAGAATCTCTGGTTATTTCGTATGTCTTTTGGCGGTATTTCTTTTCATTGATTTTTCCTTTTCTATATTGCAATTCGACAGCACGGAGTTGATCTTCTGCTGAACTTTGGACTATATTTGTTTCTTTCTTAGTATTCTTTTCAATCAGACCGATTCTTTCAAGAGCATTTTTTACCGCAATGTCAGAGGCTTTTTTATCATATTTCTTGTTGACAGCTTCCACATCTTCTCCAGATTTTTTTGCGGCTTTTACCTCTGCATCTCTTAGTATTTCGTTTACTTGTAATTGGATGCTAAGCCTTTGATCCAATTCATCTTTAGAGTTAGTAGAAAGAGCCTCCAAACGATTCTGTAAATTGACTTTCTCTTTATTTTGATTATACGTATAGATCTTTTCAGATAATTCATCTTCCATGGCAATAGTCAGGTTCTCTCTAGTTTTAATTTCTTCTTGACTATACCCTTTAACCGCATCAATCCGTTTTCGATAATAAAGACGAATTGCAGCCAACTCTCTTCCTAGTCCTTCATCCATCATGTCTAATTCTGATTGTTGGTATTCTTGCTGAATGCGTAACAGTTCTTTTCTTGCTTTCTCGGCTTCTCTCTGTTGTTTTTCTAGTTCTTCTTTGGTTAATGGCTTTCCTCCACCTTCTTTGGGTGCTGGAACATAATTTGTTATATCGTTTATCTGTTTTTTTAAAGATTCAATAACCGCCAATTGGCGCATACGCTCTTCCCATGTTTTTTTTATATCTTCATTAATTTGGCTATTGGTACGATCTAATCCTAAACCTTGTCGGAGAAATGAAGCATCCTCCATTTCTTTATTGTATTTCTTATTCGCATCTACGGTCTTTTGGTAATACTCTTCCTCTTGATACAATGATAAATTAAGAATTTTCAATTGATCCTGCCTTGCTTTTTCCAAAGCTTTATTTTTATCCATACCCTGCTTTATATATTTCTCTTGAGCTTTTTCTATGTTAGCATATCTACTTTCTACCATATCAGCCCCAACAGCTTCTCCGAGTTGTTTTGCGGCAGCTTCGTCTCTATTTGAGATATCTTCTATCGTATCGAACAAACTTCTAACATCGCTAATTAAATCGGCTAAAACATCATTTATAAATATTTTGACCTTAGAGGCCATTCCTTCAAATGCTCCTCCTGTTTTATCAAATAATAATGCAATTTCTTTAGAAAGTCTGGTTTGACTGTCTAATAAATCCTCTTCATATTTCCCAAAATCACCAACCTTATCCTTAACTTCATCCAAGTTAGAAGAAATATCCTTCAAAGTTTTAATATACTTCAATCCGGCATCTTCTCCGGGACCACCGAATATATCTGCAATAGCAGTACCTACAACAGCACTGCTTTCTGGTAGTTCGTTCAATTTTTCAGAAACCATTTGCATGACATCAAAGGTAGTAAGAGAACCTTTGCTTAATTCTTCTTGAACCTTCTTAGAACTTATTCCGATCCCATCCAAAGCACTTGCTGTAGCTTTTGTCATTTCTCGGAGACGTATATTTCCTTCTTTTATTGTATCTATACCTTTGTCGGAGAATATACCCTGTTTATTAGTTTCTGCAATGATCGCAACAAACTGATCGGCTGATATTCCAGCTTCTTTAAAATATGCCGGATATTCTTTTAGATTATCCAAAAACTGACCATTTGCATCTGCTCCGGCTATAAAACCGTCCTTCACTATTTGTAAGGCTGCCTCGGAAGTTATACCAAATTGTTCTGATACAGAATTTACAGCCATTAAGGTCTCCTGAAAATCCTTTCCATAATAATCAGCCAATGTCTGAACCTCGCTACGATACACTTTGAGGTCATCTCCTGATTTTCCTGTAAATTGAGCCGTTAATCTTGTAGCTTCTACTATTCCACTATTATAATCATACCAGAATTTAAACAATGTTCCAACTCCAGCGGCTCCCGCAATCGAAAGAAAAGCAGGATTGGTAAATAAAGTTTTTATTGTAGATCCTAGAGCTAATGAATTTTTCTTAATATTATCCATAAACCCGGCAATCCCGTCACTATCAGATGCTAAATCAGTTAAAGAGCTGCCAAATCCCTTATTCAAATTTAAAGCATTGATTATACTATTATAATAATCACCAATACCTCTTTTTCTAAGAGTCATCTTATCCGAAACCCTATCTTGAATTTCTTCGTTTTCCTCTATCTTCTTATTATATTGTTCAATTGTCCGAATAGCGTCCTGCTCTGTCAAATCAACATCTTTAACAGCCTTTCTTAATATTCTATTTTGCTCTGCAGCTTGTCTGGCGCTCTTTGCTTTTTCGCTAAGAGCTTTCGCAATTTGCTCTTCGGTTACTTTTTGATTTCGACTTTCCTGATTTATTAGCTTTTGCTGTTTTAATTCCTCGGTTTTAGCTTTTTGAGCCTTTAATTCAGCTGCAGCATTAAGGTCGTTAGCCCTTGCTTCAGCCAATATTTGAGCGACATTCTCTTTGGTTTGTTGGGTTATTCTTTGAAGAAGAGTTTCATGCTCTTTCTGTAAATCAGCCAGCTTATTTTGGGTAGAAATAAGCTCATTCAAGACTTTGTTATAATTAGCTGACTTATTGGATAAATCCTGAAATGACGCAGGTTTATCCTGCATACCTTTAGCTAATAATTCAATGAAATTTTTGTAGGAATTGTAGGATTCGTCAATCTCTTTTTTAAGATTCTGTAACTGGGTGATTGCCTTCTGATCGACTACATCGGTAATTTTTAATTCATTAGCCATATAACGTGCGAATTAAGTACCATGCCACTTGACACAGTTTCCGCACAAATATAAAAAGAATTGGCGAATTTTACAAGCTATTTAGAATCAATAAAGATAAGATAAAACGACAAAAGAAAAGCGGAGGTTAATCCGCTTTATCTTTAATACAAAGCTGTATAAGATCGAAATACATAAGCCTTGTTTTTAACTTCTCTCCTTCTGGAATTCCTGTATTTTTACCCTCTTGTTCTTCTGTAGAAAATAAAAATTTAAAATCATTTCGAGAATAATAACTTAAAGGCGTTTCTTCGTTGTAAGCGTCTACTACTATAAACCTGCATCCTGTTTTATTTAATGGATCAACAAACCAAACTTTGATGAAATCCATCAATTCGGTACCAATATGCATGCTTTGAAAGTCGGAATTAACTCCAAGTCTTCCTATAAGAACTGCCGGATATCTTCTCATTTGTTTTTCTCTAGGAATATGCTTGCTTACTACTCCTTTTCTTGCATTTGGCAGCATATTTACTTTTATACTATCATTTGATAAAGTGAAAGCACAAACTATAATACTAGGATCGGAATCAAGTCTAAAACAATAACTTTTTCCTAATAATTGCTTGGAATACAAACAGCATTCTTTGGAAAAGAATTCGTCTAAATCGTTATTGCCACATGTAAAAGGAATACATTCCTTTAGCGTAGTTTCATTTAATACTTGAAAGGTACATTTATCAAGAAGAAAACCCACAAACTATAGATTTAATGTCAATTTATAACATTTTGGCTTTTCCCAGTATAGAACGGGCAGTCTTTGCCTGTCTACTATAATCAATAGTAGCACGCTTACTTTCAGCTTTGCTTGCAGCTCTAACAAAGCTTTTAGCATCATTTCCTTTTAAAGTTGGGATACTTTTAATTGCTATTGCCATAATCTTTATTAATAGGTTTGTTATCATCAACAGTATTACTACTATCTTTGTTCGTAACGTATCTTTGATACGTTACTTTGATGGTGCAAATATAAATAATACAAATCAAGATTGATTGATTGATTGAATAATTAACTATGTCTGTTATTGGTTTTTAACGGTTTTAACTCTTTAGAAACAAAAACGCCCATCAAAAGATGGGCGGTAATTTGAATTTAAAAGCTCTGAATTTATAAAGTAGCAGATTGTAACTCCGCTCCGATATTCTTTATGGTATCGAGAATCTTCTTTGTAGTTGATTCTCCAGCAAATGCAAGCCCGTTTTTGTATTGTCGCATTTTAGACTCATTGATTCCTGCCTTTTTAGCAAACTGACTCACATTAATCCAATCAAAGTAATTAAAGAAAGATTGAAGATCATATTTAAAAGTTACATCTATATGCCCCACTTCATCAGGAAGAACATTACCTTCTTCTGCAATCAGTTCCTTTGCCTCTTTAATACTTTCCATGAAATCAGCTTTTGCCTCTTCCACACTTGAACCATATCCGCCCAATCCGTGATTAAGCAGCATATCATCCGAATAGATGGAATATAAACCATCTGTTCCCTTTTCAATAATAGCAAGTATTTTCATAACTCTTTGTTTTTGATTTGAAATTTAAAAGCCATTGAAATGTGTTTTCTCAATTTAGTAAGAAAGTAGCAGGGATTAAATCCCCGCCATCTTCTTAATGCTCTTTAATGTGCCGTCTCTCATTTCTTGACTTTCATGTCTTGGTACCGGAAAAGTCTGTTTGGTTATCGGACTATACCATATATCATGATTAGCACCATGACGATGAATAAAACAGCCGGCTTTCGTTAGCATCCTTACTAACTCTGATACTTTCATAATTTCAATGAGCTTTTAAATTCAATACAAAAGTAACGTTTTTGTTATTATCAACCAAATAAAACAGTAACAAATTTGTTACTACATCAATTATTTAACATTTTTAGCCAGAAATGAAGTAAGCAAGAAGGAAAAGAAAAGTAAATAGAAACAAAAACGCCCCTCTTACGAAGGGCGGGAAGGAGTTAGGAAACAGATGAATAATATCTTTCTATTAGTATTTTACAGCCACCCCTGTAACTTCATATACAGTACGTGACGAACCGTTTACTTTATCTTTTCTAATAAGATCAAACTTTATGATTCCATTAGCTCCAATCTTTTTTGCTTCTTCAACTGATAGCGATATCATTCTTTCCAAAGTTGGAACATAATATACTGGAGTCCATTTACCTCCCTCCTCACGCACATGGTCTTTATGTTCCTTTTTTACATTTGTTCCTACATAAAACTCTAGTTTTATCAAACCGATAGGTTCAAAGTCCTTATTCGATATGTCTGTAGGGTTTATCGTAAAATTGGGGTCTTTTATGTATTCTCTAAAATCTATAGACCATCTTTTCTCGGAATAATTAACTGTAGTACAAGATGCAGCTGTGAATAACACTGCTAATAAAAATAAGATGTTTTTCATGATCGCGTGTATTTTAAATTAATAATTCATCATTCCACTAAGGTTCATACCTAATGAAATTCCAAATCCTACTCCCATGTATTTATTATAATAAGATTCTAAGCCTATCATCCAGCTTTTCATAATAAAATCATACTCCAGCCCTATTTGGTAATTTATTCCAGATTTTTTTGATTTTTCATAACTTATAAGATTATACTCATCTGATAAATACTCAAAATTATACCTTTCATATCGTTGCCATATCTCTTGGTCTGATCCGTACCCAATCCCTGCTGATATATATAATGGTATATTTTTTACAATTCTAAATGTAGGACCAACTACGATACTCCATTTATTATTTTTATCTTTTTCATCAGATATAACTTCTGTATTGTAATTATAATCAATATCTGTTTCAAAATTGCGTTGAGGTCCAAATCCTCCATAGTTGACAAATATTCCCCATGTTTTCTTCATAGCCATAGACATATTGAATGCCGAACCTTGCGAATAAGAATATCCAACTTGATAAATAAAAGGGTAGTCTCCGTTTTTCTTAGTTTGAGAAAATGAAAATACAGGAAATAAAAATAATATAAAACTAAATGCAATTCTATTCATATTTTGTGTGTATTATGGTTGTACGGAGGCAAATTAACATACAAACACACAAATAAGCAAATATTTCCTTACTTTTCTTTGATTTCAGCTACAATTTTTTCTAATTCGGCTATTGTGGTGGCTTTATAGAACTCTCCTTTGTGATGAATTAGGGCGGTAAGTTCTTCCCCTTTAATTTGATGTGTATTCAAATTTGAGACTTCATCACGAAAAAAATCGACTATATCACAATCTATGGCATCAGCTATTTCTTTCAGTTTTTTATAGGTCGGATTCCCTTGTAAAGTAAGAGTGAGAGTAACTCTGTTAACCCCCATCTTTTTTGCTACATCTTGTATTGTGTAGCCCTTTTCTTTAATAATGCTTTTTATGTCCATAATTGAAAGTATATTATAACAAACGCCACAAATATAAAGCAATATAACCAATAATGCAATAAAAGTAGTTATTTATTGCATCAAAATATTTATTAGTTAACAAATGTGTAATTATATACCACAACATACACTTATATGAAAAAGTTTATTAAATAACTACATTTTATAAATGAAAGGTTTTCAAATGTTATTATAAACCCTTACATTTGTAACATCAAAAAGGAAATAAAGTAATAACATTAAAAAATAAAGATTATGAAACGGTATTTTGTAAACGGTAAAGAAATCAGCGAACAAGAAGCAAAGGCAATCGAAGCAAAGAATCAAGAGTATATGAATAGTAACGACTTATCCCTTTGGGCTAAATGTGAGTTTATTACAGTAATCAATAAGTAAATTAACCAGCAGGGCGAAAGCCCTGCACAACAATGCAGAATATGAAACGCTACAACTTATCCCAAATAATGAAATCCGCTTGGAGTCTTGCGAAATTGCAAGAATACTGCTCACCGGAAGCGGTGAAGGCTAGAACGGATCAGTTCTTGGCGGAAAGACATGAAGCCATGAGCAACGCTGCTAAGGCTACAATGGATAAGGGGTACAATAATAAGAGCATACCGGCATCGGCTTACTATACAGCTAGTACAGGAAGATACGGTGCTCATTACGTAGGAGATTAATTAACAATGTGAGCAGGCGTTCGTAGCACCTGCTCACCATAAACAACTTAATTATATGAATACATCAGTAGTTTACGACTACAAAGGTAGTCAAATTTCTTTTATGAGTGGCGAAAATGTGATGGTAAATGCTACACAGATGGCAAAGCCATTTGAAAAACGCCCTATTGATTGGTTGCAAAACCAATCATCAATAGAATATCTAAACGAATTATCCAAAGTGAGAAAAAGCACTTTGGCTGATTTAGTGCAAGTTACGAAAGGTGGCAATAATCCTGGCACATGGATGCACGAAGATGTAGCAATGGAATTTGCTCGCTGGTTAAGTCCTGCTTTCGCTATTTGGTGTAATGACCGCATCAAAGAACTCCTAAAGACCGGAGTAACGACCGTCTCTAATGACGATGAAGCAATAGCCTACGCCATGCAAGTACTAAACAGACGTCTAGAGCAAGCCAAAGCGGAGAAGAAACAACTGGAACAGCAAAACGCCAAACTCCAGCCAAAGGCAGCCTTTGCTGACGCAGCTTTTGCCACCGACGACAAGGTAGACATAGGAATGTCCGCCAAGATCCTAAAGCTCGGATTCGGGCGCAATACCCTATTCGACAAGCTAAGGAAAGCGGGCGTATTCTTCGCCAACCGAAACGAGCCCAAACAGCGGTTTATTGATGCCGGTTACTTCGAGATGAAGGAGAAGTTCATCGAGCGCAACAACCATCCGGGGTTTGTCGTAACCAAAGTGCTAGTTACCCAAAAGGGATTGGCTTATCTGAACCACCTGTTTGGCGGAAATCCTTCTAATGGGAAGCTAGCCAAGATAGTATAACACGCATCACACATTTACAGCAGTCCGTTTCAATGCCGGACAGCCACAACTATATCGAAAAATTAAACGAATCACACGAATCACACTAATAAGAAAAGAAATTATGGACACGTATTTAGCACATGAAATAGAAGAAGTTCTGCTAGTAATGAGACGGCAGAATAGAGAGATAAGAAAGCTTATTTTAAAGGAGTGCGACATGAAGGTAACAAAGTGTACTGGAAAGTCTAAACCTCCGAAATTCGACCTGAAAACGCTTAATAAGAATTTGATAAGATAATCCGACGACCAAATCGGGCTACATCTCTGTTAAGGAGGTGGGGAAAGGGTAGCTTTACGGCTGCCCTTTCTTTGATTAATTACAATGCCAACAGATTGATGATCCCTTGCCTACCAATTCCGGTAATTTTTCTATGGTAGATAATATGTCCGTTGTCAGCAACCTCTTGCTTTATATCAAACCAACCAAGCGTAGAGTATTTAGTGTATGGTACCCACGTCTGATTAACTTTGTATTGTACGCCAAGTTCTTTTAAACGGTTATTAAGTTCAATTGCTGATTTAAGCCCTATCTCTTTCGCAACCTCCGTACATGTATAGGTCTTATTGACATGAGTTAGTACTGCTACCTGTTTCTCTGCTTCAATGCGTGCCGATCGTTCTTCTTTTAGTTTAGTAAGAATCTCAATACCAAAATCCGGGTTGTTTAAGATTTGATCTATAACATTATCAGTAGCGTATATGCCATGCTTCCGGATAGAAGGAAGGATTTCACTAGTTACCCATTTACGAAAAGTTTTAGCTTGTGGCTTACGACTATCAAGTATTACATCATACAAACCGTCTTCATTAATAAAAATCATTTCTTGTGGTCTACCAAGAGAGTCCGGGATGACCTCATTAGTAATGACCTCACCACAAAGTCTTGTTTTTACTTGACTGGGATTTCCTAACTCAAGTACTTTACAAACATCTGCCAAGCAGAATAATGGTTCTTCACTTGTTCCGGCTACACGAACTTCACCGAAAGCTTCATTTTTGAAAATCTGAATATCATTCATACAATTTTCGTAGTGTGCCCTTTCACACACAGGAATATAAAAAAACAGTGCCGAACGCTTGAGGATCTTTCGGCACCGTTTATATATTCCCAACTCTATGGAAATACTTAGTATCTTATATGCGCTTCCCCAAGCTGTATCGCACTACAAATATAGCAAGTTTTTATTATTTGGCAAACAATTATTTTATTTTTTTCTCGACGGTATTTTATTGTTCTATTTTTCCTATGACTTTTGTATAACCCCCGTAATTTTTCTAACCATGCACCCTAAATATTATTCTATTCTTCGTATTACGGATATATATATTCGACGAAAACGCCTTTGTAATCTTCTCCCTCTTTTGCATACCAAATACTGCCATCCTCTTTTCTGAATAGAATATACACAGATTTCTCCATTTTAGCCGCCTTCTTTGCGATTTCCCGCATTTTCTCTACAGAAGCAAGCCGTTTATTACCTTGACACCAACAACTCATAATACGCCAAATTTTGAAAAGTAATTTTTGAGAGCCGGGTTAAGTACATATTTGAGGAAGTATTCACGGGACTTCCCTCCTACTCCCAATATAGCACTTCCATACTTCCTTTCTATATCCGGTCCTATATCGCTTCCTCTCGTTTCTATCTTCAATCCCTTTGAGGACGAAGAGACACGTATAGAATCATAGAATTCCCCTGTTATAATGAGGTTGGGAGTATAAATATCCCTGGCCGGATAACCTTGAAAAGAAGGGGTCGGGCTTGTTATCCTCTTCTTCATCTTAGCGTACCCCTTTGCATTGTTCTTCCACTTCCCGGCTTCATCAGTAGCAAACCAAGGGTCATTCAAATAAGTCGGTCGCAATGGTTTATCATTCCCATTTACACCTGAATACAACTGCTCTGTCACAAATTCTCTAACAAGAGATTTGTTTGAATCCATGGTATTTTGAATCTCTCCTTCAAACCCATTAACAAAAGCTGTCACATTATCCAATGCTTCTTTTATTGTAGCCATACGCAAATTATAAGAGAAAAGGGAAGGCAAATGCCCTCCCCCTTCCTGAAAACAAACCACTTTAAATAGTATCCTCTAAAGGAGACCTGACGCCTACAATCCTATCGTAGATATCAGAGAGGATATTTTCTTTTTCAACTTCAGTCCGGTCAGAAAAAAGGACTTTATGTTTAGCAATAAACTCTTTTTTCTTCATTTTCCGCACTTCTTCGTCTACGAAATTGATTCCCTCGACTTTCATGATACCCATTGTTCAATGCCGACAACACCATTCTCTTGCAGAACCTTCGGAGACTTCAAGGAAGGAGTACCGGTTGCCGTGATAACCAGATTTCCATTTTCGTATTTAACAGCAGATACGCTACCGTCAAAACAAGTTGTTGCACCTTCAGCCAATGCCGCACCGAAGAAAGAGGTAACATCAAGGCCACCAAAATGCTCTCTTAGTTTATAATTGTTTTTTCCAGTGTCGAGTTTTACGAGTTCAACATACACAAGTCCTTTCAAGGCTTCCACCACATCAAACTTATATACCTTATAATCGGCATTTTTTACGTATTTTTCGTAGTCCTTGAACATCGTACCTACGGTAAGGTTGGCTTCCGTACCGGATGAATCCCAGTCTTGTCCACCCGGATAAACACCGGAAAGAGGAATACCTGCAAGAATGCCGGTTCCATCATTCATGCCGTACACAACATTGTTATCGTCTACAAAGTACGCATCAAAAGCGACGCCTTTGGCAGCCATAAGGTTTGCTTTCAAACTTGCATCGTATTCGTCTACAGTCCAGACATCATCCTTTGCAGAATAGGAAGTAATTTTAGTAGGACCATATCCAGTAGCATTCTTGTTTGCTTCGCCACCAGACGGAGCATATTCAATAATAGTTTTGATCGGGAAGATTCGATTAGGTCTGTCATCGTGACAAGCGGCTTCCAACAGTTCTGCAGTTGCATTTTCCGGAAGTTTGTGCCCGTGCATTGTCAGGATAATAGCCTTTACCTTTCCAGGATCAAGCAAACATTTTGAAGTACCGGTATTAAATTGAGCTACACCGGCACATTCTCTAAAATCTATTGCCATAGCACTTAATATTTTTAATTTTAATATTTAAATTCTTTATCTCAATAGCGTCGATGAAATCTCTAAATGGTTTACCGTCAGCTTCCACTCCTTTTCTGCCATATCGGTAGTTTTCCGTGTATAAATGAGGAATTACACCGTTATATTCATTAACAATGTCCGGCGATGCAAGTATGCTTTTTATGAAAGCATCATAAACAGGCCGGAGAACATTGACAAACGACACTCTTTCCCTTTCCTCATTAAGATACTCCTTCCGAGTATCTACCATGATAATAAACTCAAGACTGGCGTTTGGGACCTTAGATGTACGATCCTCAATATATGGGGAATACAGGCATATTATAGGAAACTTCAGTTTACTCGTTTCTTGTGACTGGCTCCATTCTGTTAACTGACCGGCAATATATTCCCAATCTCCAAACATATAGGAAACATTACTACCATATATTTTAGCAGTATTATCTACAATATCTCTGAATATGTCATTTATTGATTTCATATTCCCAGTCCATTTATGAATTCAAGCATGGTTGTGTTAAAAACAAAGCCGTTATATTCCTTATTTGATTCCAGGAAATCATACAAATCTTCATTCATCTGCACCATATTATTCCAAGCAGAAATCAAAAGAGGATTTGGATCCGCCTTTTTATCATCAGAGGCATATACAGTCCCTACCGGAGTTTGTACTACCCCACACCGTCTAACATAGTGAAAATACACATAATTAGCGATTGGGCTATACCCTTTACTGGAAAGCTTTTCTTTCAACCTTTCCCATTTATCGATATCATTTTTGCCTGATAGAAGATATTCTATGAATTCACGGCTCATACTTTTTCCCAAGACCATTCGGAGGAACCCTCTCTCGTATAAATCGATATACGATTGGAGATTATCCCGTTCTGCTTTTCTTGTGATTGAATCATCGTCTATATCCCAGATTATACCGAGACTTAGCAATCCTGTAAAATATGAGCCGTCAATAATCATGAATTAGTCTTTTTACGTTTGGTGAAAAGTTCTTCGCATCCTAAAGCCTTGGCATCATTAACCAATTCGCTAGTCGCTTCAATTTTACCTTCTGCATAAAACTTGCTGGAAAGAGGCATACCTACCATAACTTCCTCTCCACTTTTATACATTGTACCATCTTTGATAAACGTTACCTTGTAGCGTTTTGTCAAATTCATATTGTATTCTTTTCCCATACTTTAATCAATTGATTTAGTGATACCTTCAATAACTGTATTGAATTTGTCCTTGACAAATGCTGTCTTATATTGCGATTTGATGTAGCACATCAGCCTCTTTTCAGCAATCACCGTCACGATATTCTTTCTGAAATCATCGTTTTCCCAGCCTAGAGAGATTGAAAGAGCCCACAAGTCACGGATATTCAAATAAGAGAAATCTCCCATGATGAAATCTCCTTGCGCTACTGCAGTAGTAGTCTCAACTCTTAATCCTTGGATTAGTTCGTCATTGTACCGGAATGGGCGCAAATACTGTCCATTGGCGTCTTTCGTTAATTGCATTGAAGCATAATCGAGAGGGTTCATCAGCACTAAGTTTGGACGATAAGCCATTTCGCTGGTGGAAACGATTTGCGAATAAGCTGCCACAAGAGCGTCAAACATATTAGCTCTGTCAATATAGAAATTTGTCAAAGAGAAGGCCGGCATATCTGCGGCTACACCTTTGATTTCACCAGACGTTCCAGTTCCTGACAAGATCCCCTGTTCTTCTTTTATACCAAGCTTGTTCACCATTTCTGTTTGCACTTCATTCACAAAGCTTGGGAAATCAGAAAGCGTTTCTTCTGTGAATTTAGCAGCAATTGCAACTTTGGCAGCCGTAACAGTCTTTTCCGCAAGAGTTGCGTCCATCAACGGTTTTAATCCCCCTTCAGGAACCCATGCAGCATCACCATCCTTACTTACATATTCTGCATAAATAAGTGATCTACTATTTGTACCAGAAACACTCGCATAATTACGGATAACAGTTTGAGACCTTGGATTTACAGATAAATTCGGGTCAATTTCAACACCGTAATGAGGAGCCAAAAAACCGGAAGATATAACTGCAGCATCTTTCGTATTTACAACAAGATTCAGCTCTAGTTTGTTACCGGGAGATGCTTTACATGCCGATTTCAAATCAACCGTAGAACAACCGTTATTATTTTCGGTAATATACGCTTTCAGCTGCTCCCGCAATTGATCTTCAATAGATTTTAATTTATATGTTCCTCCCTTTGTTTTTTCGGTCGCAGCTTTGATCCGGACGATTGTTTCTTCAAATGATTTCAAGCGTTCATTGATAGATTCACTATCTGCAAACCCGTTGACTTCTTTCTTCAGCTCCTCGATAGACTTCGTTGCATTATCAATTGATTCTTTCATAGACTTAGAATCAATCTCGTCTTTAATAAACTGGGCGAAAAGAGCCTCCATGTAGCCATCCAGCCCCTTGGAAAACACTTCAAAAACCTTAGATTCGTCTTCGGACAATCCTTTAGTATCAAGGAAATCCTTAAACTCAACCTTTTTCACTTCTTTTCCCATACTTACTTTAATTTTAAATTTTTGAACATTGATTTTACCTTATTGCCGTGCATGTCGGCTTCCTCTCCTTCAGGTGTAGATTCTTTCCGAATCTCCGGCCTGAATGACGCAAGTGACATTGCTTTTGATATAATTCTTTGTATCTTTTGCTGTTTGGATGCAGGCATTCCTGAACACACTTCAGATATTTCGGTATTTAATTCTTCATAAGCTTTTTCGGCATCCTCTATGGATTTTAGCCCCAAATATTCTGTTTCTCCATTACAACCGATAGAGACTACTGATATTTCATAAAGCTTTACCTCTTTCACTATGAAAGCGTCTTTTTCCGCATCGTATTCGCAATTCTCCCATACATACTGATATCCGATTGAGAACTGGTTCAAAGTTCCGGATTCGAGTTGTTTTATGGCCTGTTCTCCTCTCGGAACTTCATCTATTATTGCTTCGAAATAAAGTCCTTTTTCATCTTCATTTAATACTGTAATCCGACCTATAGGCTCATTCATGTTATGCATCCATAACATAATTATTTTGTCATTAGCAGAACTTTCCGGACCTCTGTCTTGAATACTCTTTGAGAAACACCCTTTAATCAAGACATCACCGGCTTTATCTTTATTGCCAAAGACTGCAGCGTAGCCGCTGATAGTACGGCTTTCATTGTCGTAATTTACTTCTTTTGCATAAATAGAGAATGTCTTATACTGCATCCCCATTCTTCCGCTATATTTATTAGTTTTGTCCATTTTCAATAGAGTTATTAGTTTTTAATTCGCCTTTTGGATTATCAGGATCGATATCTATAAACTTTGCCAGCTCATTCCTGGATTCATCAAGAGTTATTTGACCTTTTTCAACTAATTGAATTAAAGAAGATGCCATTTTCTGAAATGCAGAAGAAGAGGCCGATTTATCTTGTTGAAGGCAATCGATATGAGTATAATCCAACTTTATAAAAACACCTTTGGGGCAAATAGCCTCTGTCAAAGCCTCCGTTACTTTCTCTGAATCAGGAATAATAAGACCTTGGTAAGCGGACTTTTCCGCTATGCTTTTGTTGTCATATTTAGATTCATCAAATAAACTATAGTCAATACCTATTGCATTACATATCTTTCTACTACACCGTTCATCCTCTTCGTGAAGTTTAAGCTGGGACGCATCATAATTCAAAGGAATCCAACCAAGCTTTATTTTTGATGTCAGGATAGGAAATTTATTGAGAATACCATATTTTTCTTTTAGTTTAGATTCCAAGATTTCTTTTTCCCCTGGTGTCATAGCCTGATTACCCATCTTATCGGTATAATCAGAATAAATAATACCTTTGGGGCCACCATTTACAATTAGCTGATAACTGGCTGTCATTGCTGCAATCCAGTTATTAACTGGCATAGAAAGGGAGTCTGTAACCGAAGAGAATTCTATATCCTGATTGGAACCATTAACATTTGCAGAGCTATCGTAAATTACAAAGTAGTCTTCATCGGATAATTCTTCCTGCAAACCATTCCACTCCAAGTATACGCTAGAAACAATATCCTTTATATCATACTGGCGGAATAGTTTACCGGAAGAAACCATGTGAAATATCTGCGCAGGCATGACATACATTGCGAGCGGCAATGATTTTTTTGTTGCTCTTACAGTGAAAATGGGACAATATCCGAAAAGCTTAAGAGACATCTCAATCTCTTTAAAAAATCCAGCTCTTGTTTGAAGTGGGTTAGGACGTGAAAGCAATTCTCTAATATCATTATACCCCTCTTTCTCGTTTCCATCCTTGTCTGTAACATATATTCTCCCATTTGCAAAGAGAGAACCGACTTTATTTATAACAGTAGAAAACGGGGTACATACAAGAAGAGAATCAGCTTTATCCTGATCCAAGGTTAGATCATAATCATTTTTGATTTTACCAGATGGTGAGAAGAAATTGGTAAGATACCAGAAATTCCCATTAGAATCCTTTTCAATAGCCTTTACTGTCTCTCTCATGGAGGGAACAGATATATTAATCTTTTTTTGAAACCAATTTCCTAATTTAGACATAAAAAGAATGATTATCTGATTTGAGATAACCATTCCCTACGAAATGAAGAGGTCTTTACGGACAAAAACACTAACGAAAAATCCGATAGTATAAAAATTATAGGTTCCGTGCATCTTCACACGACGGGATTGTTATCCTCACCGCAAATATAGAAATTATTCCTATTTAGTCCAAATAAAAATAGATAATTATTTTATGCTATTATACTATATTCGAAGATTTTACACGAGCACAGACACAAGATAATACATACATAGCCTCAAAACTATTAATTCCATCATAATCAGACATATTGGCGATTAAAGCAGAAAATGAATCATTTGATTCAGGGAAACGGATAGTTTTAATAATCGATTTATACGATTCAATCATAGTTTTCTTGTCTGTTGATTCTTCTCTTACCCACAAATCATGGTCGATAAGCTTCCTATAATCGTCTGCGTAATGTTTCATCTCTACAGGAATCTCCATTTGTACATTCCCGTCTGTTTTATTAATAAGTCGGTCAACAGATATTAACGAATCGGAAAACAAGCAATCAATCATGAATATCTTTCCGCCAGCAACGCAATAAGAAACCAATATAAACAATCCGTTTATATTGGGGTGTATTTCAACAAATATCTGATTATTTACCCCTATTGCCTCTTTCTTATAGTACAGAACATCTATCTCACCTCTCATCTCCACAGTTCCTGTAAGAGCGTCGCATGCGTCATCGTGAGCGTTTTTTCCCTTCTTCCTGTATGTTTTCAGTTGAGACGCAAACTCCGGCCACCTCCTTTCCCAATCAGCAGGAAAATAAGTAAGATTCATCACCTCGGAAGACCTGGTAAAGATCCGAACCTCTTTGTTTTTTGACTGATGAAACCAACTTACTTGGGTCTTGGGGTTGCCAATCATCCGCATCTGTTTCTCTACATTCCGGGCAAATCCCCTTCCTCCATTATTGCTTTCTATATTTGCTTTGGATATTTGGTCTTTAGTAAGCATCTTAGCTGTTTCCGGCTCGGTAAATTCCATCTCCTTTTGTGTAAAAAGGACATCAAGAATGAAATTCCCTATCTCCGTATCGATGTAATCGATAGAGCATAAATAGTCGCTTCCTGTGTCGGCTGTGTCTGTATAGTTTTTCCTTATTGCTCTATTGGTTATTGGAATAGTCTCATAAGTCTTAAATTTACCATACATTAACCCCTCCATAGGAGTTGGATTCTGCATATATTGGGTTTCAAATACATAGCTGTTTACTCTCTGCATCCTGTGCAGCTCTTCAAGGGTGTGTTTAAATTCCCATAAAGCTTTTTCCTTACCGTCCCCATACACTATTGCCGGAAGAGACAAAACTGTCCATTCTCCCGGTTCGGTTTCCATCAAATATCCGCAAAGATCATGCTCATGTAATCTTTGCATAATGATTATAATAGGGGTATTCCGTGAGTTTACACGGTTCCTTATAGTTGTTTCAAACCTTTGGTTTACCTTTTCTCTTGGAGTGTCTGATATTGCATCTTCAGGCTTAACCGGATCATCAATAATCAATGCACCTGCAAATTTGGACGACGGTTTAAACTCTTCTAATGCTTTGGATAGATCGTTTTCATCATCAACAGCACCAGCACCAAAACCTGTGACTTGTCCTCCGGCAGCCGTAGCGTACATTCCTCCGCCTTCTGTTGTGTACCACTTTTTTTTTGCATCACTTGTTTTCTTTATGTCTACATAAGGGAACACACGCTTATACTCTCCCGACTTAACTATATCTCTTACCTCTTCTGAATTATCATTGGCCAGATCATCCGAATAAGATAAATGAAGAAATTTAGCAGATGGATTGATTGCAAGACCATAAGATATGAAGTTCTTAACCACTAATTCTGTCTTGGAATACCTCGGAGCTATGTTTATAATCAGTTTCTTTATCTTTCCGTCAATCACATCATCAAGAGCCTGGCATATCTTTACATGATGGTCGTTTACTACAAATTTGCGACCAAATCTTGCTTTAAAGAAGTATCTCGTATAGTTTAACGTCCCTGATAAGCAAAACGCCCGTATGTAATCATATCCTTCCCCTGTCATAAGTCTTCTATTATTCGTTTGGCTTCTTCTTTGGTCATAGGAGATACAATGTTTATATTCATATCTTGAGGGGAATCAAAACCGAGCATTTTGCATATCCTTTGGATAGTCCATGTCCGCCCATTGAGCTTTATTTCAATCCCTTCTTTCCCCTGTTTCACGCTTTCGACTTGCATTGCCATTTCGTCAGTCCAATCTTCGCTATCTTTGAAAATAACATTGCCGTTTTTTATGGTAAGGAAATTACGTATGTCAGCATACATAAAGCTTTTAAGCATATTTAGGACCTCTTCTTTTGTAATGTCTGATTTCTTCTTTAGCTCTTCTTGAAGTCCTTTTACCATTGCCGTAATCTTGCCGTTATTCAGCAATTCAATAGCTTTACGATTTATTGATTCATCTTTCATATTAGAGCAAGAATAAGCACGACGATAAGCCTCGGATGCGTTTCCGCACTCAATATAGTAGTTACAAAAATTTTCCTGTTTTACTGATAACTTCATGTCTTTTCGTCAGATTAGCTACATGCTACTTGACATGTAGCACAAAGTTAATAATTTCCTGTTTATTATTTTACACTCCTCCCCCATATTTTCGCATTATACAGGGAATAAGCCCATAACTTTATCTCTTCACTGGTGTCCAGGAATTCCACTTTCATGGCTTCCTTCATACATTCCGCCAGTAGGTTGCTGTCTGCTTGGTTCATAACTTCGCTTATTGGCATTGCTATTCCTCCCTTAGTCAACTAACACAAATTCGTAAGCAAATACAAACGGATTACTTTCCCATGTACCTTTGCCGGATACTTTGTCTATCAAGAACGCAAAAGCTTGTTGAGCTACATCTGTTGACAAATATCCTCTTTTTGTATGAGGGGTATGATATCTCTTTATTCCATTATTATCAGTATACGCATGAATAATTCCTTCTTTCAAGCAATCTTCATCTGATATATATTGCAAACGATCTATTTTTACATTGGTTATCTTTATGTGATGCTTACAAGCATACGAAATAACGAACATTTTGTTATTCCATCCTGCGGAATTCTTCATGAGGCCACGAATGCTTAAATCTTTCGGATGCCTGTCTAGTGAGTCTGGGGGATAGCCTAAATCCCTATAGCTTTGTGCAATGGCAACAACTTCGCCAACCTTGTAAAGGGGATTATTCCATCCTGTAAAATCTCCATCTTTATTTTTCCACCCAAATGCACCAAATAAAGGAGATACTAGGTTCCCTTCGTTATCATAATCTTTAGATCCAAAAACGGGAAATACAATATCCCAACTTTCATCAGGTCTATCGTATTTACAAATCCTTCTCGTCATAGTCTTTCGACCTTCCAATACGGCTTGGGTTAAGCCAAATTTATCGTTAAACATTATTTTCTTCATGATTATATAAGTTTTAATGCTTCCTGTATTCCAACTTCCAATGCTTCTTCATAGGTGTCCCACTGACCACCATCGTTAGGACCATCAAATATCCCATCGGTTATATGAGTGCCATTTTCAGCCTTGCATATATCATAGCCATAACCGCAAGAGTTTCTAATGATGGAAATATGTAGGTTCTGGGTTTCACGTAGCCACTTTTGAGCAATGAACAAAGTGGTGGCAGAGAAAGAATAAACGTTTGCATTGTAATTTTGGGCTTTGTAACTTTCAAATAACTCAAACCTACCTTTTGTGTCTACTGATTCGTAAAATATTCTAACATCTTCTTTAAATCCTGCCGCTTTTAGCAGCTTGGCAGTTTCTAATGTTATAATTTCTTCTTTCATTTATTTTCCTCCTTGATTAAATCTGGGTTATCGTAAATGTTACCTACAACCTCTCCCGTTACATTATAGTTACAGAATGGCAATAATTCTCCACTATACTCTCCGATATATCCAAAACATCCGTCTTTTATGCCTACTTTATTGTATATATTTTCATATCCATCGTTGCCCATAAACAATATATCTCCTTCATATATTTCTTTTCCATTTTTGTCAAGCAATCCGGTGAACTGACCTACGGTTTCGGGAATGACCTTACTTCTATTAAACATTTCAGTAGCTTCGCATCCATATTGAGAAAGTTTATTGCTGAAAATAGCCATTTCACCACTTTCGTACTGAATCAAGTCACCAAATATCCATTCGTTATTATATAAGTTTTTACCTCTGAATTTTATTGTACGATTCATTTTATTCCTCCTTTTCTTTAAAGTGTTCGATCAGTTCTTCTACGGTAGCCTTGTGATAATTTCCCATGTTAGTATCTTTAGGTATAGAATCAAAAGCTAATGTTCTATATACAGTATTACATGGTGAACAACATTCTGTTTTTGGATGATATGCCCATTCTTCTCCACTGGTGAACCACTGATTTTCGTTTGTATCATCCCTCAAAGCAGCTATTGCCAAGAAAAGTTCTTCATTTGTTCCGCAGTCAATAAAACTATCGTCTAGTGGTACATTATAAGGAACATATTCACCATCAATAGTTGTAATTAATTTGCTATCATCAGTTATTTGAAAAGGGTTGCCATACTTTTTATATCCCAACTCCTCCAACTTCTTCCTAAGCTCCGGTGTATTTTTGCGTATAAAACACGATGTTGTAAATCCCATAGTTATTTCTCCTCTTCTTTAGCGTTATCATCATAAATGAAATCAGCAGAATCCAATTGCGCTTCTGAAATAGATACCTTATTTTCATTCTGCCATTTCATAATTTTATTGTGTATTCTTCTATTTTCACTATCTGTAATAAATCCATGAATATGGAGATAAGCACGACAGAGGATTGCTATTGCTAACTTTTTTCTATTTTTCATAGTTATTTTCCTTTCTTTACCAATTCAACTTTTGTCGGCTCTTCATCTTCCCATTTTACTTCGGGAAATAAAGAAGAGTCCAGCTTATAGAAATCATGGGGATTGTCACTACATAATTGCCAACTTTCCGAATACTTCACGGGTTGCTTCTTATAAAGGTACAAATCACCGTCTTTGTCTCTTGCTACATACATATTAGTCTCCTTTCTCTTTAATCCGTTCTAGTACATCTCTGTTGGCTTCCAGTATTTCATCGAAAGACGGGATTGGCATCCACGCAAGTGCTTCACTAGAACCAAATACCATTCTTTTTTCGCCAATATAGAAAAGTTCTTGAATTTGCATTTCCCCTTCATATTCATAAAGAACTAAAACTTTTCCCTCATATTCCGGCAACCGTTCCTTAACATTTATCCAAAGGGATTGCTTTGCGTGCCATTCTGCACCAGCGATAAAATCATCCTGTGTTTCTCTATACAAAATTCCTCTGTCAGCAGGATCATATATCTCGTCAGCGTATTTTCTTGCTGCTTCTTTTAATGTCTGTTTCATAATTATTTTGTTATTAATTATTTATCTCGAAAATCTTCAATCTCAAACTCCCACTCCATAGCATCATTTTGTCGGATATTATCTAACAACCATTCATTTGCGTTTTCAAGCTCATCATCCCATCCAGGTACATCACCACCTTCATCATAGGCTTTAGCTAATTCATTATAAACTTCGTCAGGGACTTCAATATTACCAAGCCCAACTATGTAAGTTACCTTGATTGTTAAATCTTTAATCTTCTTCATATTACTCTGTTTTACGGTTTTCTCTTAGTTCTTTTTCACTGACAATATTATTAGTTCTGTTACCAAGATTAGAAACAGTTGTTGTATTATTGGGCTTACAATACAAACACATTTGAGTAAAAGGTGAATACACTCTCCCACACTTCGGGCAAATCCATCCCTGCTGCCCGAACATTCCATTATACGGATTTACTGCACTTGATTCTGTTTTCATACTTATATTGCTATGCGTTATTGATTTTATCTAAAAGATTGTGGAGTAGCACTTCATTTGCCTTATATAGTTCAGATTGTTCTTCCGATAGATCTCCATAACCAACAGAAGCCTCTACCTCTGAAAGTGCAAACTGGATAGCTTCATATTCATCAGGAGTAACCACAATTTTTTTGGCTTTTAGTGGTTTGATAAAATCAATTTGTGATTTATCCACTCTATTTATTAGTCGATAATCATCGGTACGTATGCCATAGCCACGATAGCTTTGAACAATAGTGCAGACTTCACCCTTTTCAATAATTATCCCACCTTTATTTTTTAATTGGCAAAGAGTCCTAACCTTTGCACCTATTATCTTTCTCATAATGATAGTTTTTTAATGTCATCTACTGATAGTTTGTCCTTACCTTTGGCATATTCAAAGAACCCTACTACAGGACATACACATTCAGGAATAGTATAATCATCTGTTTCAGGTAATGTTACCAATATACTAAGTCCTACGCCATTGATATATTCGCAAGAAACAAAATTGTCAAAGTCGATATATCTTTGTGCCTCCACAGCTAGATGGTTGCAGTAGCGTAGATATGTATCATAGCTTTCAATAGCATCATCTATTAATTTATCTATATCCATACTTTATTTGTTTTAAGTTCCTCTAATATTTTATTTCTCCTGATAATCCCATACGATAATGCGGAAGGGATTGCCATTACTTGAATAACTATTGCCACCTTGTGACTGTTGAAAAATCACAAGGAGAATTCAATTCATTAGTCAATATATACACAGCCTTGTATTCGTTTCTCAAAGTATCACCATGGAATACGATACCGGATATTCCCCTGATAGCTAGATTAAATAAAAGGAAAGGTATAGTTTTGTCTGACAACTCACCACATACTATCAAATGGTCGTTAGGTTTATAATCCAGAAAGCTAATACTATTCCGGTGATTGTACCAATTCGAGATAAGCATTCCGCCTGTTCCGGCTGTTGGCTCATAGGTCACTCCGGTATCAGAACCTAATAATTTAGAAACCAAAGCTGAAAGACTTTTAGGAGTAAAATCCTGCTTGTTATTCTTTCGGTCGGCATGTTCATCTTCAAAGTATTCATGGAACCAATCATAACTGACATCGCATTTGAAATAACCCAAAAAGTCTTTGAATACCTTAATTCGTTCTTTTTTCTCTCCAAATAAAAGATTCATTATACGTTCCGGTGCCTGATAACTGTCTGTTATACTCAACATTTCGTTTATATCAGATAATATATTTTTCATGGGCTAATTTAACTTCATCATTAGTTGACTGCGCATAAATAGTAGTCGTTTGAATGCTTTCATGACCTAACATTTTTTGCACTTGTTCAATAGGCATTCCACGTTTCAAAGCAGTAGTAGCGGCTGTCCTCCTGAATCTATGAGGATGAACATTAGGTATACCAGCCTTTTTCCCAAGATTCCGTAACATGATTTCTACGGCTCCCTTTGATATACGAGAAAGCTGTTTCGTATCTTTTATCTGCGGACACATACCCTCATAATCCGACAAGAACAAAGCTTCCAAAGTGTCTGTCCGAGAATTAATATATTCCTGTAGAGCTATTTTACATCGGGCGGACAAGTATACAGTGCGATATTTTCTGCCCTTCCCTAATACATCCACTTGACCGTTTACCCAATCAACATCAGCCCGATTGACATTCGTCATTTCAGAAACACGACAACCGGTGGAAAAAAGAAACTCTATTATAGCTCTGTTTCTTTTATTTTTAGTCATTGCCCTAAGATTCTCCATATCATCCTCACTCAAAGGCTTCTTTAATTTCTTCACTTGCCTTACACCTTTAATCCGAAGAATCGGATTCCTTTCAATTATTCCCTCCTCTGTACACCAAGTAAAAAAACTACTTAAAGTCCTACGGATATTATTCAATGTGTTGTCACTGCATTTATTTATCTTCTTGTAAGCTAAATACACACGAATATCATCTGTTACGATCTCTTTTATATGCTTCCCAACTTGAAGGATAAAGGCTCTCAATATGACACGGTAATAGTCCAAGGAACTTTGGCACAATCCTTCGACGGCTTTAGCTATGAAGAATTTACTAATAATCTGCGAATCGGAGTTATCATAGACCACAACCGATGTTTCCTTTTCTGTTATATCATAATTCCTTAAGCAAAATGATATAGAATCGATCACTGTAGGAATTTCCTCATTAGGAATTTTGCCAAATAAGGTATCACGTATTTCACTCAATATGTACTCTTTCATATATTTATCAGATCAAGCCATTCATTATCATTTTCAAAATACACATTATACCCTCTAGCAGTTTTATATCTTTTCTTTTTAAGGCAAACGGCACTTATTTGAGAAGGAGTAATGTTCAGCTTTTCTCCGGCAAGTGTTACCGAATCATACCTACCAACTAACTTGCCATCTTTAATCACAACAACTGCCTTCTTATTCATGCCACCACCAGTCTTATGAGGCATAATGCGTCCCTTCTCTAAATTTCTTAAGCACCTGCGTTTACTCCATATTGAATGGAATTTTATCTTCTTACCTTTGTTATAAGAAGTATGCCCTTTCAAGAACCTTCCGTTTACCAAATTTCTTGTAGGGCGTTCTATGGGAATATATAATTCACTCATCTTTATTTATCTTGAATATTTCTTTATTATTCTTGATGGTTTTATACACACATTGATACAAAGCCCACGCACAGAAGCCGAAAAGCGGTATATCAGCGAATATAAAACGCCATATATTGAATCCGAATCTGCCGTAAATGGCTAATATCGTACAAACAATCCCTAATAAACCAAGAGCTAATATATGTAGCCAGCCACCGCTATTTATCCATTTGTATATTGGTTCAGCGATGTATTTGTTATAGATATTCATATTTGATTAATTTTACTTTCTAAAACCCATATCCACATTTATCTCCCGCAGATGGGTGACTGTAGAGGTAAAGGCGTAATGGTATTCACTGTATTTACTCATATCTTTATTTGTTTTTCGCAAATCCTTGATAATTCTTCAAGAACTTGCAAGGTTTTACTCTAATTGATTCGTACATACTTGCCTGCGATATCACAGGTTCTCAAAATTTCGGCATTCTCTTCTCCAAAGGCGATTAAGATGCTACCACAACCGGGCGAATCTCCACGTGTCCCATCCGGTCGGTAGAAACGTATTCGGTTACGTAGAAATTTCATAGCTGTTGCTTTTTCAAAGATGACATCTTGGAACATCTTACTATCGCAGCGGTTGAATAGTAGAGCGATGCCGTTACCGTGTTCTGCCAGACGTTTAACGAAACGTTCTATTAGAGGACGGGAGTAAGGTGGATTTAGCCAAACACGACCTACCCAATCTTTAGTTAATCCGTCATGGTTCTTGTTGTACATTTGTGTAGCTGTTTGCCAAAGCGGTTTAACCGGAGCGCATGGATCTAAATCAAACTTTCCTAATGCGTCTATGATTTCCTTTGGTGTATACCATTCATCAGTGGTATTAGCCGATTTTTCAAAGGTTGTATTCATTGTTAATATTTTAATTAATTGTATCCATCAAGTGGTCCGCTATCGCATACACCACCAGGTAAAATAAGATGTTCACTCCGAGGAGAAGGAGGATGTTTAGGAGTATTCTCATCTGCGGGAAGATCCTTTCAATTCGATTACATTAAACATCTCATTAATGCGATCAGCGATATATGCACCATATCGATCCTGAATCTCTTCTATAGAAAGATTGGTCGTTATATGAGTTTTACACTCGTATCTCAATTCATATCGACATTGAAGAATATACTGCATAACATTCAACTCCGTACCAAAATGCTTAGAAGGAATAGGTTCCCTTCCTAATTCATCAAAACAGATCGTCCTAGGGATTCCACCATTGTAAGTATACAGCTCTAAATAATCCCGTCCTTTCATCGAGAACCCAGTAGCAACATAAGAGGCGGAATCAATTCTGAATCCTCCAATGGGATAATCCCCGGCATCACGTCCTCCAATAAACCATAAGTATTTATTTAGAATTTGCATTATAGTTGATTTACCGGTCCCGTAATCTCCTGTTAGCAAAAGGCCTTTCCCAGTCCCCGAATTACCTTCTGCATAGAGAAATATATCATTCATTATCTTTCTAAAAGCCCCTTCAACTTTAAATCCCGGACAAACAAAACGGCAGCATTCAGCAAACACTTCTGCTCGTCTCTTCTTGTCATTTATCGATGTTGTAGGTGGCAGTTGTGCGGATAACAGCTTTCCTATCGGAATCGGAGTTACCGGCCTTATCCTTGTTTCCATACTTTTTTTCTGTTTGATAATTATTTCTTTCCCATGTTCTCACTGCTGCTTTCCAGTCTTTCATTTTAGAGCGGCCAACCATCCATCCGTTAGAAGTGTAATGATCCATCCATCTTTGCGGATCAACATCATTTTTTCTCTCCATGCAATACGCAGAAACTTCTTCAAAAGAAGGAGGAACAAATTGTTTATTTTTTGAGGTTTCCCCTATATTATCTTTTAGTTTAGTTTCTATTTTAGTTTTATATATATAGTCTGGCGCATTGGTTGGCTGATTGGTTCCCATATTGGTTGGCAGATTGGCTGGCGCATCTACTGTCTCTTGGGCTGGCTTATCTACCGGAATATTTCCGGTAGTTGAACTCACAATCGAATTCTCAAAGGCCTTTTCAAAAGAATACATTCCAACTGTTCTTTTACTTTTGCCGGACTTGTAATAAATCAACCCGGCATTAATTAGAGATAACCTGGCACGGACTAAAGTTTTCTCGTCTATATTAAGAGCACAGCAGAGTTCGATATTCGAGCAACTGAAAACGTCCTCCCAACCCTCGCTGTTACAAACGGCAACTAATTCGTGGAATAGTGCCTGTTCGGTAGCGGTAAGCCGATTACGTCTTCGTACCTTTCTCATTTTCTCTGTCAATGTATATCCGTCCATAATTCTAATACGCATGAATACAGTTTCTTTTGCTATCAGCGACAAACCTACGGTTAAAGAAACTACAATAAACTACTCGTGGATTGCCATTCTCGGTTGGTATTATTCGCCCATTATTGCATTTTGCACAAGTATCTGGTCGGATAACTTGCTTGTCTGATTTCTTCCTCATGATTAAAGTTATTTAGGGCTACCGATAAGTAGCCCCGTTGATTTATGCGGCATCTTTTCCTAAAAACTTATTCACAAAATAGATTTGCCCTTTTCCCGTAACCTTCGTTGTGGTGGTAACCAACACCGAACCATCCGGCTTAGTAATTGATGTTTTCTTCAATTCAAAAAGCCCTAATTTCATGGATTTCTGTGTCGGTTGATTGTAGTAGTCACCTTTCTGGCAGAGATAGCCATTATCACGCATCCATGAGAACAAACGATTTTGACCGATATTCACACCATTCTGTTGTAGTATCTTCGCTAATTCAGCTATCAAACAAGAACGTTGGGAAGTCGAGACCGCATCGGCAAAAGAACTTTAGGAGCATCTTGTTGAATTTTACTTTCCGCTTCTATAAGGCGCTGCTCTTTTCGTTTCAGTGTCTCTTGTGCTACAATCAGCGCACGTGCCATAATTTCTTCAGGAGTATCATTCTGATGGGCTGTAATATAACCGCCATGCTTGCGGATTGAGGGCAAAACTTCATCGCAAACCCAATCTTGAAACTTTTCGGCATCCGGTAATTTAGATTTCATAGTCAAACGATAAACTTCACTCTCTTTGCCGTACTTTATGTCTTGCACACCGCCATTTGTGGGGGTCGGCAAAATAACGACCCCTTTACAGTGTTGATTTACAGCATCGGCAGGTCTGCTATATCCAAGTGCTTTTGCCACATCAGACAAGCAAAACAAAGGTTCTTCATTCTCATTCATTGCAATTCTTACCTCTCCGAATTGCTCATTCTGAAAGATTTTAATTTCATTCATAATATATTGATTTAAATTTTAGACAATAGCGATATAGGCGGAAGTATCTCATTCCGCCATTTAATTAGAATTTAAATATTCGATAACAAGAACTTTAGACAATCCTTGTGCGGATCGTCCGAATGATGACTAAAATGGTAATCCTGGAATTGCTGGAATAATCCTTGCGAGATTATGAAGGCATAAGCTTCATTCTTGCAATTCTTTTCGATTAGGAACTTTTCATAAGATACAGTTTTCGCACTGCTGGGCGTAGATTGGATATTACTATACTTCTTACCCTCTCTAACTCCGTTGAAGTTTGGCATTTTTGAAAACGAAATTTGAGTTATGTATAAAAGAGAAGCCGTCAGCCTCCCAAAAGTCGCCAAACTTCTACATATCAGCAAAGCAGATAGGTATTCAAGGGAAACCAACGGCTATTATCTTTGCGATAAAGCGCAGCCATAAGGATATAAAAAATCCCTATTCCGTTTTGCTAAAAAATCAAAGTTTGGCGAACTTTATGTCGCAAAGATACACTCAAATTTCAAAATACCAAATGAAAATCTTATTTTTTAATCCAAAGTTTTAATCATTATCTCCACACGTGGATTTTCCTTGTCTACAAACTTGCGTGCATGAATAAGACAACAATTATTGTCGTTCTTAATACATTTGATTCGCTGGAGTACATCCAGTTGTAGCTTTAATACATTATCAAGATCACTACGTTTACTTGGGTAGTACACATCAATGTAGAACTCAAACGGTTCGTTGATATTCAAATCCCTCAACTTCCCTGCCTGCCAAATAAAGGATTCCTCATACTTTTTCAATGCAGAAGTTTTGGCTAGGCATCCGTGCCCGTTGATTGATACTATTCTCATGCAGTTTGGCTTTGAAGGAGCAACGCCATTAATTATTTGTTTATATTCCATACTTACTGTTTTACCAATGGTTTACATAGTTCAACAACTCTCTTACAATCATCCACATCGAACTGTACCCTCTAATGAGAATTTATGACGTTTTCAAGCACCGGACTATCGTCTGGTATTCTTGTTTGGTGATTGTTATTTTCATGTGGGGCAGTTTAGGAGTCGAACCTAAATAATTGCAAATGCAATACATAAAGCACTTCGTACGCTTTCTTTATGCTCTCTTTACCATTGAGAATACCTCCCCATGTTCGCCCGCCAATCTTCACAGACTGGCAGGCTGGGGTAAAAAGGTTAACAAAGCTATCTCAATAGCTCACTCTTGCGGATTATAGCTCTACCGGTTACAATAGTATCTTCCGTATTGTGAGACAATGTACTTTGTTTAATGCCTATCTGATCTTCGGACAAATGCCGGAAGATACCCGTTACCGAACTGAAGTAATAGTTCCGCTTTTCGAAGATCAGGTAGACATGGATTACTTTAGTTTTTCGCATTATTCTATTTAAAAACTTCCAAATAGCTGTTATTTGGAATCAAATGTAATTTTTGTTTCTTTGGATCTCTATCTCCATTAATTGCAATAGTCGATCTTCGTCGGGACTAGGAAGATATATTCCTGCTTCCCCAGAACTCCAGTTCCTAAAACGAGTAATTGCGTTACTCATTTCTTCTGTGTCTAATTCAGCAGAACTACGTAGAACTTTGATGTTACCCAAATACTTATCAGAAACCTCCTTTATAAATATGTCTTTATTGCATAGTATTTTAAAATACTTTTGCTTTACATATTCTAAGGTATTGCCTGTCTCACAAGCAAAATACCCTAAAATGACGTGCAAATACCGGTTTTGTTTGTCGGTGCGTATCGGCTTCTTTTCTGTAAGTTCTACTATTTTCCCGTTTTTAACAAGCAAAGCGGAACGGGTTTTAAACTGTTCCGCCTGCAATGGATTAGATAGGTCGTATAACATATTTAAAATGGCAAATCATCTGCAGGAGAAACACAGGGGGCTGAATCAACCTGTTCCATACTTGGAGCACTTGGTTGTGGATTATAAGTTTGCAAATCACCCAAAAAATAATTTACCCCATCTTTCCTTTCTTCCTTCTTAGGAGAACAGGATACATAGTGCGTGTAAGTGTTACTCCCAAATGTAGCAGGTTCTTTACGCTCCCCTACCCATATATTTAGGAAAATACGCTCTTTACCATCTTTACACATTACCTTTTTCATCTGCTCACGGGGAATTTCCGAAAGGCAGATACTACCAAATAAACTACTCATAATTATTCTTTTATTAAATATTTAACTAAATCCCTGTATTCCGCCCATTCTAGAAATGAACGAAGCAAATTCCTATTATCCCGTTCCATCCCATCATAGCGATAGCAGGTTATCGCAGGAGAATATCTTTCAAGCGGTAACCCTCTTACATCATATCCATGCTTGTCTATTTTATAGCCATCGAACACAAATAGGTCGAAATGGAATATATCCGCTTTAAAAATCTCAAGATAAAGCCGCCATTGGCAAGAATTGATATAGTCAGTATCAGACGGGTAAGAATACTTAGTCTTTATATCCCGTATCTCTATACCGTCTATCATATCAGCGCATCCGGTTATGACAGCATCTCCAAAATCTTTGTAAATGCGTATTTCATGAAAAGCGTCGGGGTGTTCGTTGCGGTAATCCATTGCGACCTTACACTGATTTACATCCAAAATAACATCGAACCCATCAATATTGAATTTGCGTCCACAAGGAACTGGTTCTTTCTGTTCTTTTCCGTAGTAAAGGAAGGTACGTTCACCGGCAGAAACTTTATCACACACAGGCTTCCCCGTTTCCACAATGGAGTGGAAAGCGGTGCCTATGCGAGTGTATTCATTTCCGGCAAATACGCCTGTTATGCTTTCTATTACAGATTGCTCGGTAATTTCATAATTGGCATATTCGCTCTGTTCAATGTACTTTCTGTATGCTTCGAGTTGTGTAACTCTTATAAGAGGCTTAAGCGGCTGCATCTTTTACGAATTTCTTGTTTTCGTACTTATACCCCTTGGATGCAAGGTTAGACTTCATTTCAGAGAAAAACGGATACTGAAGTACTTGTGGTAATTCTTTCATTGCTTCGATAAGGGCAGCTATATCTTCATCTGTCATAGCAGCTGCAAGTTGTTCTCTCAAAGAGGAAAGCATCTCATTTGCTTTTTTCTGTTCCTCTGATTTATTTTGTATTGCCTGCTTTACTGTAGAAATCACATTTGCCATAAATGTAGAAAAATCAGCACTAGATGATTCAGGTATTTCCATCATCTTTAATTGTGCTACATTTTTCCCAATAAAAGTATCAGTTGGCTCAAATGAAATAGTGCGCTTACCGTTTACTTTAGATATATATCCAACCTGATCAGCAATTCGGAGAAGCAAATCTTTACTCTGTCCTGTGCAATCCGGTGAATGCTTTATAATGTCACCCTCCGCTACCTCTTTATCATGGCAAATAAAAATAATGTCAGAACCATTAGAACGAAGTTGATTAACAAACGACTTAAAGTCTTCTGCTATTTGCCCAAATCTTTTTAAAGTATTGGTTGCTAACTTGTAGTTGTTTTTTACAGCAAAATTCATCAGATAATCATCCAAGCACGCTTTAGCAGTATCGCAAATGATAGTACTATAAGACTTCATTGTTTCATATTCCGCCGTTATGTCTTCCCATTTGTTGGCGATAAGGGTATCACATCGTTGTACAGCTCTATCATATCCTCTATCTGTATCTATTAAAAGAGGATTATATGCAGTTGTAGCAACAGAAGTTTTTCCTGTTCCCGGTGTGCCATATAGCACGATAATCACTGGACGTTCAGGAGTTACGTCATTTTTTTTAATAATTGGCATATCTTATATTATTTAAAGTGGTTTAAATTGCTCCCGGAGTGCCGATCAAAGCAAACCGGGATTAAGTTAAGATAGTCTGCGGATAATATCACCGCCATACGAATTTTTAGTCAGTTCTATAAACTCATAGACGGTAAACCTATCATTGTCTACATCTATACCTTTATCCGTGCAAAAAGCTTCTCTTCCAGTCTTGCAACTCCCTGTGAGTACATGATGCCATATAAACAAGTCTTTAGCAGAATACTTTTTAGAAAAGTCAGAGAAATGTTCTTTAAACTTAAGGATCCTTTCCTCTTCTGTACTATCATCATAAAGCTTTTCTTGCAAAGATTCAAATGCCTCATGTAGAGTATTACCATGAGAAAATTGATTATTCTCTTTTACTATAAAACAGGGAGTAAGAGATAAGTCAGAATGAAGGATAAAACCTTTTGAGATATTACCTTTTACATTTGTGATAATAGTAGGTATATTATCTACTACATAAATAGGATTTCCATTTATGGATTTTACGCCATAGCCATCGCCATCGCCAGAGCCAGAGCCAGAGCCAGAGCCAGAGCCAGAGCCAGAGCCAGAGCCATAGCCATCGCCAGAGCCATAGCCAGAGCCATAGCCATAGCCAGAGCCAGAGCCATAGCCATCGCCAGAGCCATAGCCATAGCCAATATTTAGAAACTGTTTTATTCTATCTTCCAT